GGGCAGTGGCAAGGTCCACCGTCAATCCCTTGGCAAGGGCAGTTCACAATTTCTGGCGTGTGGCTACAAAGGGTACAAACGGGGCTTGAACCCCCGGCTGCTGTAGAGATACGGCAAGGGTTCGATTCCTTCACGCGCCTCCAAATTTGAAGTGTCTCTTAAAAAGATCGGACTGCCAAATAGAGCGTACATTGTCCGAGCTTCAAATCAAATTAACTGTACGACGGTACAGAAAGTAAGCTAGCCCCGTCATTTCGCGGTTGAAGACGGTAAAAGAGCAGGGGTAAGAGCCCTCATAAACTGCGCCAAATTCTATGGTCCGTTGATTGCAACTGGAAGACTTCGCCCGCTCAAAACGGGTGTGATGTAGGTTCGAATCCTACACGGACTACCAAACAGTTGCTCTGTAGTGAAATGGTTATCACACGTGACTTTGACTCACGTATTCTAGGTTCGAATCCTAGCGGGGCTGCCAAACAATAGGAGATACGCGTGATCTACATCAAATGGTTTGCATTGCTGATCCTTGATCTGTTCATGCTAATCTTCACGGCTTTGCCAGCTGCCATAATTATCCCTTTGTTCACGAGAGCACAGGAATGGGAGCGAAAAGACACATACACGTGGGGCTGGATTTGGGGTACACACGACAACCCTCCTCAAGGTGACAAAGGCTACCACACCAAACGAGCCCCTTTCACGAATGAATTGACAGGGCTCAAGGGTTACATCAACCGAGTGTTCTGGATGCTTAGAAATCCGCTCTACGGGCTTGCAAGACGTATGTCGTTGCCGTACAGTGCTGATTATGTGATTACTCACACAGGCAACCTTAACATCAGCGACAAGTACAAAATTCCCGGCCACTACTTCATGAAAGTGTTTGACAAGCAGGGTGGTAAGCTGGTAGGCTTCGAATACTACCTCATCAAGCCGTGGGCTGGTGCAAACCCAACCAAAGACCTTCGGGTGAGATTGGGATGGAAGATTGCCACAGATAAGTTTGCTGAAAGAGGTTACGCCCAGTTTGTCGGAACGTTCAATCCGTTTGATGGCTATGGTGATAACTAGAGAACATACCTGAGACTCCAAGCGCCTTGGGATGTGTGCAAGAAACCAACTCTTGCATGTTGACGCTCAGGAGACAGCGTGCTATAAATGTCTCCCTCGAATTCAGGGTCATTAGCTCAACTGGCAGAGCAGTGGATTCCAAATCCTCAGGTTCAAGGTTCGACTCCTTGGTGGCCCGCCAATTTAAAGTACAGTGGAAGGTGGGCTTAGAAGCAGCCATCCTTTAAAGAGTGGGACTAGGTGTACTATCAGCTCGTTGAAGCTCTGTAGTGGGGTGGAGGGACGTACACTGGCAAAGTGAAGAGGCACCCCGGAAACGGTAAGGCTGAATCTCCCTTTGGCGTAATAGCACACCTCTGTACAATTTTATATGGCCTTGTAGTGTAAGGGAATTAGCACACAATCCTTCTAAGTTTGTAGACATGGTTCGAATCCATGCAGGGCTGCCAAATAAAAAAAAAAAGATTCACAAAGTTGTTGACAGGAGTAAATTTCCTGCTACAATGAGCATATACACAGACACAAGGAGAGCAACAAGATGGCTAAGCCGTATGATGCAACCAAAGAACATGCTCCAGTTGAGCGTTCGAAGACACCTTCTAAAGGTCATCCGAATAAAGGCTTGAAAGAAAAGAATCCCTACTCTGGTAAACAACGTCAGGGTAAGTAACAAATAGTGGGGGCGTAGCCCAACTGGGAGAGGTGACTGGCTTAGAATCAGTAAAGTGAGAGTTCGAATCTCTCCGCCCCTACCACTAACAATACAGTATTCGTCTAGCGGTTAGGATGCCTGACTTTCAATCAGGAAGACGTCGGTTCGAATCCGACATACTGTACCAAATAATGGGTAATGATTCCTCTGGGAAGGAAGCCACACTGTCTATGTGGTCGCTGCGGGTTCGACTCCCGTATTACTCGCCAAATAGTCGCGGGGAGCCTGACGACTTTAAATACAGGCCAGCCATGCTCTTTTCGTATATTGGTATTACCCGGCCTTTGTAACGCCGTGAACGCAGTTCGATTCTGTGATGGAGCACCAATTTCAAATGTCGGATCATGCCTATTGCTGGCTTATTGATCGAACGGGGTAGACGCCCCATTAGTTGACGTTAGCTTAAAGGCAAAGCTCTCCGGGGGTGCTGGAGGAGATATCAGATCTAGCAACCTGATACGTCAAAGCAACAGGCCGACAGGCTGGACTACTGTAGTAGTCGCCGGGCAAATTGACAGGGTTAGCTGCTTGGGGCTGACGCGGATTCCTGATGTCTTTGGGGCTTGCCTCAGTGAGACACACCAAGCACAATTTCATGGGGGTAGGGGCTGCTAGGAGTGGCCATCACATTTGCAATGTGAATATCAGCCGAGTTCGAATCTACGGTACCTCCACCAACTTTAGTTAATCCAAACAACTGCCGGATAGTATAAAGGTATTACATTCGCCTGATAAGCGAGAGAAGTTGGATCGTTCCCAACTCTGGCAACCAATTTATGCCTGATTCGTGCTGGGCCCCAGAACACCGTCATAGGTGTTCACTAAGGGCACGATAGGGCGCCAAACAATACAGAGATGGCTCGATTGGATAGGCACTTCCCTACGAAGGAAGCTTAGGCGGGTTCGACCCCTGCTCTCTGTGCCAAACAATAGCGAGATGGCTAAGACTGGAGGGTACTGTCACCCGGCTCATAACCGGATGCCTACGTGTTCGACTCACGGTCTCGCTACCAAATTTGAATGTAAGCTCAGTCGGAAGAGCTGCCACGCAGGAGTGGTGTGCGTTGGTTCGAGTCCAACCATTCAAATACAAATTTGAACGTGCTGCATCAGAGCCCAGACCTCCTTAAGTGGACATCCCAGCAAGCATGCCTCACGTTCAAATCAAACATGCACGACATTGGCCATACATCCCTGATGTCCGCCACAACTGTGCATTACAGAAGCTGTAGAACACAATCGTGAGATTGTAAGCCAACTTGATAGTGTGCGTGCACACAATATAAGGAGGTGATCCAGCATCTCTGGTCCCGGCCCCGTGGAGCAGTCAAAAAGTAACGGGCCTTAAATTTAATCAAACTTACATGGGAGGTTCTGTGGAAGGTTTCTCTAACAAGGAGTTAAAAGTCCTTGATTCGCTTCACAAGTCTGGTAAAATCCCAGACACAACATACACGATAACGGAGGAAATTCTCTCCGATTATGTACAAACCTACGGAGAGCTGTTTACAGCTGGTAACGGTAGGATGAGATCGTCTGACAAACGACTTGCTAGGAAGCTAGCAGGTAGGACCCTCATAAAACATAACGTGTATCTTGGTGCGAAGCTTACAGAGATACCAGCTGGAGTTGTCTATCTTATAGAGAACCCCGCATTCCCAGACCATTGTAAGATTGGAATGACTACAGACCTTGCAAAGAGGCTGTCTCAGTTCCAAACATATGATCCATATAGAGCATACAGTGTAACTCATTACGAGTTTACACTCGACAGAAGGCAAGCCGAAAAGCTTCTTCTCGAAAAGTTCTCAGTATCTGATGAAAGTGGTGAGTGGGTTCCAATCCACTTCAAAGATGAGTTCATCAGAGAAATTAGTAAAATTCCAGTGTAGCTCAGCGGTAGAGCGTCCGGTTGTTACCCGGTTGGTCTGTGGTTCGATCCCACACTCTGGAGCCAATTATGCGTCGTGATTTATGGGAACTGGGATTCCCGCCGGGCTGTAAACTCGGTGTCCTTCGACTGCGTGGTTCGATTCCGACCATGACGCACCAATCATCTCCCCGAAGCGTTACGGTAGCGTACCTTGTTTGGAACGAGGTGGCCGTGGTTCGACTCCACGCGGGGTGACCAATTAAAATGGGCAGGAACAAGGCGCCAGCAGGTTATGAGCACCACTGGAGTCCCTGTACCAAGTATCAATGGTGGCTGTAGTGTAATGGGAGCACGAGAGGCTGTGAACCTCTCAGGTAGGGATCGAAACCCGCTGTCACCCCAATTTGAGGATCGGCCATGTGATGCTAGGCTGGTGAAAGTTTGTAGCGAAATCTGATCAGAGCAAGCTACCTCTCAATACTAACAATGCGCCTTTGTCCGAGTGGCTTAGGTCGTGGATTGCAAACCCACGTAGGCTGGTTCGATTCCAGCAAGGTGCTCCAAACAATGCGTGTGTCGTATAACGGCTATTATGTCTGGCTTCCACCCAGAGGATGAGAGTTCGATTCTCTCCACCCGCACCAAACAATGCATGTTAAGCTAACTAGGTAGAAGCGACGGTTTGAAAAGCCGTAGGACTTGGATCGTTACCAAGAGCGTGCACCAAATATGTCCGAAGACAACGGCACCGTTCCTAGGACACCAAAATACAACGCGTTGCTTCGTTGTCAAACAAGGCTGAATAAGCCTGCAATCAACCCCCGGTTCTTAGGAGCTGGGGGTTTTGTCGTTCAATCTTAGAGGGAATTTTAACATGGCGACAATTCCAGATGTTACCCTGACAGGCACTGCATACCAAAACGTATACGCTGCAACAGGCATCGTAGTGGGTACAGCAGTTACTGTGCAAAATAAATCAAGCAATGTTGTCTATCTACAAAACATTGCTACGCAGCCTTCAAGCGGATCTCTGAATGGATTCTGGTTGATCCCTAATGAATTCATCGAACTCACTGGCACAATCTCAGGGTTGTGGGCTAAAGGTGTTGGTCGTATCGCAGTAGAGGTGATTTCATAATGACTTGGAGTAAGCCGGGTGGTAGCAACTCTGGGGGTCTAAGACTTGGCCCAGAGCAGAACACATTCACTGGTGCAGACTTGGCTGCGGCTGAGCTTGCCCGAGACACATATTTCACTTCTAATCCTTCTGTGTTCGCAGCCTATCAAGGCAACCCAAACCTACTGATTAGATTGGTGTACACTGGAGCCACAACATTCCAAGGATACTCTGGTGGAGTTTGGGTTGATTACACCCCAGTACTGCAAGGTGAGCCGGGAGAGGTTGCATCCCTAGTTGACGTGCCAGTTGGTCAACTTCCATTCAAGAGACTTGACGGTACATTCGGTGGATCTCGTATGAGAGTGCTGGATGACGGAAGCTTGCTAGCCCCACCGGGGTTTGGTGTAGAATCAGGTTCTGTTAAGTTTGGGGATGTTCTGTTGCTGTCTGAGGCAGCAGGATTCCTGCAAGTAAACAACATGGTGAATAACCGTCCATACACTGTACTGGACTATTACACACCTCGTGACGCTGCTTCATCGGTGCCTAGTGCATTCATGGCTGATGCTCAAGCTTTCCAGTTTGTAGCTCAACCTGTTGATACAAGCAGTCTGTCTACAAATCCACTTGTGTTCGATTATACAATCCAAAACACGTCAAGAACATACTCACTGTTCATGCGAACATTTGCAGCAATGCACAACGTTAGAATCAAGATTACTCAAGTGTCTAACAATGTTGCACTGAAATATGTTCCTACAAAAGAGGCTTGGGAAACTGGCGTTGGCGGGCTAACTTGGACAGTTGGTGACAACACATTCGACTTCAATGACACACCTCTGATCCTTAGAACAGGTCAGGCTGTTAGATTTGAAATTGAAGCAGATGTTGTAGCACTGAAAGGTGACTCAAACGGTGTTGCATACTTTGGTGGCCTTGATCAGCTTGGGACGTTCCAAGATGTTGTAATGCTCCGTGATTACACGCCAGCTAACATCAGAGACAAACTGACAAGCCTAACTGGGACAAACAGACTATCTATGTCTGCCATCAAGGATGGTGTTGTTAGTGTAGCCGGTCGTACTGGTGTGGTTGTGTTGACAGCAGCTGATGTGGGAGGATTGGCCCCTGTGGCGACCTCTGGGGCGTATGCAGACCTTACAGGTAAGCCTACCATCCCTTCGTCAACATCAGAGCTTACAAACGATTCTGGGTACATTACAGCCTCTGCTATTCCAGTCACGTCTGTTGCTGGTAAGACTGGGGCCGTAACTCTTGTGAAAGCTGATGTTGGCCTTGCTAACGCGGATAACACATCTGACATCAACAAGCCAGTGTCTACAGCCCAACAAGCTGCAATCAACCTAAGCATTACACAGCACAACGCTGCTGTAGATCCTCACCCTCAGTATACAACTGCTGCTGAGGCGTCTGCTGCCGCACCCGTACAGTCTGTGAATGGTGGCACTGGGGTTGTATCCCTTAACACAGGTAACATCCCAGAGTCCGGCAGCCTATACTACACCGATGCAAGGGTTGGATCGTACCTAGCAGCGAACGGATACACAATCAGGTCTGCTAACAACGTAGGCACTGGTGGAGGTGTATTCCAAGGTGCTGTTGGCGGTATCGCAAGTTTCAGATCTATCATCGGGACTGGGGCTGCCACTGTTACACAGAATGCAAACGATATCACCATTAACGTACCTGCCGCATCTGTTACAAGCGTCAATGGACAAACTGGTGCAGTTGTACTGTCAACCACTAACGTAGCAGAAGGGTCAAACCTTTACTACACAGACTTGAGAGTGAGCAACTACCTAACCTCGACAGGCTACAACGTTAAGAGCGTTGCAAGCGTTGGTGCTGGTTCCAGTGTATATGCCACAAACTCATCTGGCGCTGTCACACTTAGGTCGATCATTGGTACTGGCGTAGCAGCAGTTACCCAGAACACAAATGACATCACAATCAACGTTCCTGCACCTCCAGTGACGTCTGTAAACGGATCTACTGGTGCCGTCGTTCTGAACACAAGCAACATCTCAGAACTGACAAATCTGTATTACACAGATGCAAGAGTAGGCACTTACCTGACAACAAACGGTTACAACGTCAAGTTGCTGTCAAACGTTGGATCTGGTGCTCAAGTTTACCAAGGTAACGTATCTGGTAACGCAGCCATAAGGTCTGTTGTTGGTTCTGGGCTGATTACAGTCACTCAGAATACAAACGACATTACAATCTCGGCACCTACAATGGTTGGCGGGACATATACACCAACCTTGACAAACTCTACAAACACAGCAGCTTCTACGGCATTCCTGTGCATGTACACAAGGGTTGATGGTATGGTGACTGTGAACGGCAGGATCAATATTGACCCAACAAGCTCTGGTACAACAACCAGAATTGAGTTGTCACTTCCAATCGCATCAAACTTGGCAGCCACTGGTGACTTGGCTGGAGTATCTTCTTGTGGAGATACAAACCAGTCTGGAGCTATTATGGCCAACACTGCAAACGACAGGGCCATCATTGAGTTCCAATCTGGAAGCTCTGTTGCTCGTGACCACTACTTCAACTTCATGTATAGGGTATTGTAAGGAGGCAATATGTCAGATCATATCGCAGTGTGGGGCTACGACCTCAATGGAATCATGGATGGCCCAATGATTTGGGTAGGAAAGGCAACAGTGTCTGGCGGGACTTGGTCTGTGGACTACACCGCAGCAGGTTTCACCGAAGCACCGATTGTACATGCAACATGCTTGCTGAACAGCGCCAACGTTTATGACAGAGGCTTTGCCAGTTTGAGTGGTGCGCCAACTACAACAAGTGCAAGTGGCTATGCGGTGAGAGGTGCAAACCTTTTGGTTCTCGGACCTACAGTTAGAACTGTACCAGATGGTACGGTGATTCATGTAATTGCAATTGGTGAGACATTCACACCATAAAGCAAAATGTATGCCACAGGGGTTGACATGATTAATTTCTGTGGCATACTACTCATATAAGGGCAAAGAAGCCCACCACATTAACGGAGACAACACAAGCCTTCATAACAAAGTCTCCTTCATCAGGAGATGCAGTTATGGAACAGATCACTGTTGTCAACGAGCTACCCCCAGTACCTAACAAGCCTAGAAGTCGCATTGCTGATGCCCTTAAAGAGGCCAGAGATAATTTCGACCTAAGCGAAAACGTAATCGGTCCTAAAAGTTTCAAGCAGCTTGAGTTTATGCAAAGTGATGCCACCATTACAGTATTTGGTGGTGCCGCCGGTGCTGGTAAATCATACCTCGGTGTAATGGACTTCCTACAGTACATTCACCTACCTGCCTTCCGTGGCGTTATGACACGCCGGACAACTCCCCAGCTAAAAGGGCCGGGTGGTTTGCACGAGAAGTGTATGGACCTATTCAAACTTGTTGACCCAAAAGTACGTTGGAAAGACAAAGACGGTAAGTTTGTTTTCTCATCTGGTGCATCGATCTTCCTTCGACACTTTGAGACAGAGGCTGACCGTGACAACTTCCAAGGTTGGGAAGTAAACAAGTTCTTGGTGGACGAAGGACAGCAGTTCTTGGAGACGATGGTAACGTACCTACAATCACGTATGCGTAACCCTAAGTGTCCAGAAGTTCCACCACACATGAAGATTACATGTAACCCAGACTATGACTCATTCTTGCGTAAATGGATTGATTGGTGGCTTGACCCTAACACAGGGATTCCCATTCCTGAACGTTCTGGTGTAACTCGCTGGTTTGTCCGTCTCGGCGGAAAGATGAACTGGGCTGCAACAAGAGAAGAAGCAATCGACCTGTATGGTCGTAAAAACCTTGGGTATGATGATGAAGATCAGGTGAAGCCTGTATCGTTCAAGTTCATCGCAGCCAACTGCTTCGACAACCCTATCCTGATGTTGAACAACCCTGACTACGTAGCTCAGCTTGAAGCTCAGCCTCGTGTAGACCGAGAACGTCTTCTTGATGGCTCTTGGCTGGCCCGTGAAGAGGGTGCAGGTTACTTCAAAGAGGAGTGGGTACATAAACTTCCAATGCCACCTCTAAACGCCTTGAAGCGAGTCAGAGCGTGGGATATCTCCGGTACGATGCCAAGCGACACCAACCCTGATCCAGACTGGACAGCTGGTGTGCTTATGTCGAAGGACAAAAACTCAATGTACACTGTTGAGCACGTTGTTAGAGAACGACGTAGACATGGTGGTGTTTTTGACCTAATACTAGATACAGCAAAACAAGACGGCGATGATGTTCAAATCATTATCCCTCAAGACCCCGGAGCAGCTGGTAAAGCATACGCAGCACAGCTTGTGCGGGACTTGGCAGAGCACGGCTTCTATGCTCGAATGAAAGCCACAAACAAATCCAAGCTAACCCGATTTGCACCGTTCGCTGCTGTTGCAGAAGCTGGTGGTGTACAAATGGTGGTTGATGTTTGGAACGAAGATTATATTTCAGAACTTGAACGATTTGATGGATCGCGTAACATCAAGGATGACATGGTGGACGCAACGTCCGATGCATTCAACGCACTATCCACAGACATTCATATTCCTGATTTCACTATCCCTGAAATGGTTCAACATAACCACTTCAAACTTTACTAAGAGGCCCTTATGGAAGACATTGACAAAGCAGCTCTCCCTCGTATGAGGCTTGGAGAGATTGGTCAAGTTGGCCTGAGACAGTATAACGGACACATCGCTGAGGAGGCTCGCAGAGAACTTAGGTTCCCACAAGCTTGCCGAACATTCTCAACGATGGCTCAGGACGCTACAATCTACTCAGCTTTGTCATTGTTTGAGATGATGGTGAGCAGAGTTGATTGGACCGTAGACTTGGGTGTTGACCCAGACGAGAGTTCTAAGGCTCGTGGCAAGTTTCTTGAAGAGTGCATGCACGACATGGAACATTCATGGCGTTCATTCATTCAGGAAGTGACAAGCTGCTTCACATATGGATTCTCAGTACAAGAAAAAGTTTATCGAGTCCGGAGCCGCGCAAATGGCTCCGACTACGACGATGGTAAAGTGGGCATCCGCTCATTGCCAATCCGCTCCCAAGACACTATCAGCCGTTGGATCTTCTCTGACGATGGTAGAACACTTAATGGAGTTGAACAAAACCTGTCCCTAATCTTCGACGGTTCAGATCGTTATATCAAGATGGACAGTAATGATGGCACTGTAGAGATCCCTCGTAAGAAGTTTCTTCTTTTCCGCGTAGATGCTCGGAGAGATAACCCGGAAGGCAACAGCCCATTGCGTGCAGCATACCACGCTTGGAAGTATCGCACAATCATTGAAGAGCAGGAAGCCATTGGTGTCACCCGTGACATGAACGGTATGCCAACTCTCTACCTTCCACCACGCTATTTGTCTGATGATGCAAGCCCAAACGAGAAGGCAGTAAGGGCCTACTACGAAAGGGTCATCCGTAACATCCAGATGAACGAGCAGAGTGGTTTGATTCTTCCTCAGCAGTATGATCCTGATTCCCGCCAACCATTGTTCAAGTTTGAACTAATGAGCACACAAGGCGGTAAGATGTACGACACTGACGCAATCATCAAACGTTGGGACAACAAGATCCTGATGGCTTTGTTTGCTGACATGTTGAAGATGGGTCAGGACCAAGTTGGTTCATACTCGCTAGCTGGTGCAAAAACAAACATCATGGCGATGGCTATCGAAGCTCGCCTACAAGAGATCCAAGACACACTAAACAACGACTTGATTCCACAGCTGTTTGCACTGAACAAAGACTTTACACCTCGTAAAGATCTTCCTAAGTTGCAGTATGGTGACCTTGACGAAGTTGACTTGGATGAATTCTCCAAAGCCGTGCAGCGTATTGGTAGTGTTGGTGGTCTTGAACGTGATCGTGAGATTATGAACAAGATGCGTGAAGTGTTGGGCGTCAAGCCTCGTCCTGATGATGAGGAAGTGAAGGAAGACAACATCATGGGTGGCCAATCACAAGCCGGTAAAGCTGGCGTAGGTAATGGAGCATCAAGGACAGCCAGCGGCAGAGACAACTCAGCTGCTAACAACGCATAGGAGAGATCATGATTACTCTTGAAACTCTTGTTGCTGTGTTGACTAAAGCCTTTGGGGAGTCTAATAAGACTTCCCCTGAGGTTGAAGTGACCAAGTCTGTAGACCAAGAAAAGCGAATGGCAATGTTCGTTGTGCTTGAGCCACAGAGTGGAGATACAACTACCGACCTTCACGGTGACACATACACCGAGGAAGAGATTGAGAAGGCTTGTATCAACTTCAACCAACACTGCAATACAGCAAACCTGTTCCACAAAGTGGAAACTCAGGAAGCTGAGATCGTTCAATCATTCATTACACCAGCATCGTTCACCACAGATGATGGCCGAGTTATCCAGAAGGGTACTTGGTTGCAGTGGTGGCATTTCCCTGAAACTGAGGTAGGCGATCTACTTTGGGAGGGTGTAAAAACTGGTGATATCACTGGCGTCTCCATCGGAGCTAAAGCCAACGTTGAGGACGTGCAATGACAATTAAAGCTACTCGTAAGCTCACAGACATCAAGTTTGAGCATGAAGGTGCTCACGTTGCCCTTGTTGGGATCGCCCAAGGCGGTGCAGCAAATGGGCACACAACACTAATTACCAAAGCCACAAACACTATCCCAGAGGCAGTGATTGAAAAGGCAAAGGAAGTGACTGTAACTTTGCAATTCCCTGAGTTCCTTCGTAAGTTCTTCGGTATGTACTACGATGACGCCGAGGTTCTTTCTGTTGCAATGGGCTACGGTCGTACAGAATATCCTGATTTCGATAGTGGTAAGGATTGGATTGATCAGAAGATTGAATCCATGAATATCATGAAAGCTGTCTATCGTTCTGAGGATGTGGAGAAGGCTCTATCTGAGTTGACTCCAGAACAAACCCTGACTCTCAAGCAAGATCAAGAGACGTTGGAAAAGGCTCTGGGGAATATCTCTGAGCAAACCACAACCCAAGAGGAAACAACATTGGATACCATCCTAAAGTCGGCACACATTGAAGCTGTCGCCGCTGCTGTAGAAGTTGAGAAAGCTGCTGGCGTTGCCGCTGTTGCAATTGTTCAGAAGTCACTTGATGAAGCAAAAGCAGAACTGGCCACTGCACAAGCCAAAGTTGCTGAGTTTGAAACTGCCGCTGCTGAGGCTGTAGTTAAGGCTCGTAAAGAAGCTATCGTTGCTGCCAAAGTTCCTGCTGACCAAGTTGAAGAGCTGTTCAAATCTCTGTCTACTCTGAGCGATGAAGCTTTCGCTGCAACTCTTAAGTTTGTTTCACCAGCAAGTGTAACTTCAACTGACGCTGACATGTTCGTGCAAAAAGGCGTGAGCGGTGCTGGCGAACAAGACCCGGTTGTAGTAGATCGTACAACACAAATCCTTAAAGATCGCTACGGCATCAAAGACTAATTCTAGGAGAATTAAAATATGGCTCAATATGCTGCTGACGTACAACGCCTTTCTAACTGGCTTAAGTACGAAGAAGAAGCTGGATCTGGTGTAACCCGCGAGATTCTGGCAAAGACTGTTGTTACAGACGCCACCATCACTGGATCGGTTCTGGACAGCGCTGGTAAGCTGGTAGTTAAGGCCACCGTTGCCGATGCCACTTACATCCTGATTGACGACCTGACCACACCAGCTTCGAAAGAGTTTAAGAACGTTCAAGTTCTTGCCCGTGGTCATGCCAAGGTTGGTGGTCGTGCACTGGTATTCGGATCTGATGTACTAGACGCTGACAAGCCTGCTGCATTTGCTAAGTTGAAGACACTGAACATCTTCGTTGTTGATCAGCTTGACATCACCATCCGTAACTAATAGAAGGAGAAATCCATGACTGTTCAAATCGCAAAGGCCGCTGTACGTAGCTACGACGGCAACAACTACGAGTACCAAGACCTTACAGCCCCTCTGATGATCGTTCCGAACGTCTGGGGTCTGGGACAACAACTAGGTTTGTTTGGTAAAGATTTCGTAAGCCAAGAGTCAGTTGTTGTTGAAGTGATCACAAAAGGTCACGGGATCATCACTGACGTTCACCGTGGCGCCCGTCACCAAGTGAGCATCGACCCAACCCGTAAAATGCAATCCTACGCGATTCCGCACTTTACACTTGACGATGCAATCACTCCAAGTGACATCCAAGGTAAGCGTGCTTACGGTGTTGACATCCTAGAAACCATTGCTGCCGTGCGTGCACGTAAGCTGGAAACTATGCGTCAAAGCTGGTCGGCTACCACAGAAAAAGCCATCTGGCACACAATCGTAACAGGTACTCCTTACGCTCCTAACGGCAACGTAAGCTACGACTGGTACACAGAGTTTGGTGCAACACGTAAAACTGTTGACTTCCAACTGAACGTCAGCACCACAGACATCATCGCCAAGACCGAGGAAGTGTTCGCTCACATCCAAGACGGTGCACACGATGGTAGCATCCGTGGTGAAATCTTTGCTATCGCCTCCCCTGAGTTCTTTAGCAAACTGATTGCTCACCCAACAATGAAAGCTCTGTACCTTGCGTATCAGATGCAGCCCAACATCCTGATGGAACGTCTGCGTGCTGGTGGATACGACGCCCGTTACCGTTCGTTCACTATCGGTTCGATCACCTACATCGAATACCGTGGTACAGGCCCAGACGGGGTTCGTTACATCCCTGCAAACGAAGCCTACTTCCTGCCAGCTGATATGGGCGAAAACTTCGTTCAATATTTCAGCCCAGCAAGCCACTTCGACTTCGTGAACACTGCTGGTAAAGAGCTGTACGCTTTCGAATACGGCGACAACCGTGGTCAGATGATCGAACTGCAATCGGAATCCAACTTCCTGCACGTTCTTCGTCGTCCTCAGTTGATCGTTAAAGGTATCGTTGGTGCCTAATTGAAGAGGGGCGCTTCGGCGCCCCTTCTTTGGTTCAAAGTTCCTTAGGAGGGATTATGCCTTATACTGGAAACCCTGCCACCAATAAGATCGATGAACTTAGGCTAACTGTTGGTGATACTTGGGATGACCTTGAGATGTTGTCCGATGCTGATTATCAATACTTCCTTGACAGGGCTGGCAGTTTCTCAAGAGCTGTAATGGATGCTGCTCGTGCAATCTTGTTCAAGCTCACTCGTTTTACACGTGAACGCACTGGAGACATTGACGTATACGGTAATGAGTGGTTCAAGAACTACAAAGATGCACTAACCCTTGTAATCAAGAATCCAAACATCAGCATTGATATCGCTATGCCTTATGCTGGTGGTATTGATTTGGTTGACATGCTGAACAACAGGTGTGACCCACGAAACGTCAGGCTTGGCATTGCAGGTGCACGTACAATGTACGATCCTTGTTGTGTAAACAGCAGAGCAACAGTTTGCAATGAGGGTGTTAGGAATGGGTTTTACCTTTAAGCTTGACACCAAGAAATTGGAATCTGTTATTCGAAATACAACTAAGCTTGATGGTACTCAGATGGACGTCGGGTTCTTTGAAGAGGACAAGTACGGACCTGAGAACGACAACCTTCAAGTTGCCCAAGTAGCCTACTTCAACGAACGTGGCACACTTACAAACCCAAGAAGGCCATTCATGGCTACAACTTTTGGGGACAGAGAGACTCAGGACGCTCTTGGCAAGATAATGTCTAAGACGTTCCAGTCATCACTAATTGATGGAAGGCAGGTGCAACGCCTGCTTAAAGAGCTAGGTTCAGAAGCCAGCGACAGGATTAGAAAAAGAATCCTAACATGGCCCGGTAGTAACTCCCGTGCAACAATCGAGAGGAAGGGCAAGAACACGCCACTACGTGACACAGATATAATGCTTGAATCTGTGAAGTTCAAACTCAGATAGGAGGTATCATGAGAATCCCACCACTACTGTCTGTCGGAAGGGTGAAGCTAGATATCATCCGAAGAGAGGCTGGCAGGACTGATCGTGGCCGACCTGTACCGGGTGAAGAAGTTGTTGTTCAGGTTGTATGCAACGTACAGCCTGTTTTGAAATCCACTGACACTATTCTGTTGCCAGAGGGAGACAGGAGCAAAGCCTGCCTAAAAGTATACTCAAAGGGGTCTGAGATCCGTCAGTTGAAAGAAGGCCCAAATGGCTGGGCTGCTGACCGATTCTACTGGAAGGGTGATTTGTACGAAGTGATGAAAGTCATTGACTACGACATGGGAGTGTTGAACCACTACAAAGCAATTTGCATGAGGGTATCACTGACATGAACTCATACCAAAACCTAGAAGACTCTATCTTCAATGTGCTGGAAGGTTTGTTCCCTGAGTGGAGAATGATCTTCGCATACTACAATGAAGAGTCGCAACTCTCTCCGTACTGTTCAATTGACGTGCAGGAGATCAAAATGATTGGACGTGAGTATCAGTCTAGCCTAGCAACACCTACATCGGCAGACATAGCTACCTCGGTTACAATCCAAGACAACATGGCAGACGTCAGCTTCAAGTTTATCGGGCTACAAGATCACAACACAGAGACATCCGAGATGGTCAATTTGCTACAGCTAATGCTACGCACACCCAAGGGGTATCAATTGCTAGCAGCTAACAATCTGGCTTTGCACGGTGTCACTAAGTTCCCTAGATCAGCCCAGAAGAGGGACAATGACATTTACATGGTGTACGAATTGGTCTGCAAGTTTGCGTTCTCAAATGTGATCGTAAGCGAGATTGACTGGATTGAGGCGGTGGAACTTCAAGGTCAATATGATGGAGCAATTGCAGAATTTGATCCAATCACCGTTTGCAAATAAACAAAACACAACCTATGAATAGGAGTCATCATGACTAGACTTACAGATATCATTGATATCCAGATCACACGCGAAACTGCGGCAGTGACTCAGACAAACTTCAACGTACCTCTGTTCATCTCTGCCCACACGGCGTTCCCAGAGCGTGCACGTGCATACTCTACAATTGAAGCTGTTGCCGAAGACATCGAGACAACCGACACAGCCTACATTGCGGCTACTAAGCTGTTCGGACAACAACTTAAGCCGACCAAGATTGTAATTGGTCGCAGACATGTCCCTAGTTCTACAGTGTCCATTAACAACGTCGTTATCGGGGTTGCTTATTCGATCACAGTGAGCGGTCAAACTTTCACTTACACAACTGTCACAGCTGACACCTCAGCCGATATCATGGCTGGTCTGCTGGTGGAATACAACGTATCTCCAGTTGCTGGTGTTACATTGGAAGACAAACTTGATGGAACCATGACAGTGTCGGCAGCCCCAGAGGTTGGATACTCGTTGAAAGTTACTTCAAACATGTCGATTGCTAACGCGCCTTCAACAGAAAGCTGGCCAACAGCTATTGAAGCTGTTCAATCGGTTGATGACACTTGGTATGCCCTAGCTATCGAGTCTCACCTTCCAGCTGACGTACTAGACGTTGCTGCTGTTATCGAAAGCAAGAAGAAAATCTTTGGAACATCTTCGGCTTCTCAGGATATCCAGACAACTGGCACAACTGACGTATTCAGCCAGATGAAGGCACTCACTTACCAGCGTACATTCGGACTGTGGTCGGCAACAGCTGACACTGAATACCCAGAGTGTGCATGGATCGGTTACCAACTCCAAGAGCAGCCGGGCAGCAACACATGGGCCTACAAGGAGCTTTCTGGTGTATTGGTTTCTCGACTGAGCGACACTGTATCTGCCAACATCCTAGGCAAGAACGGTAACACTTACGAAACCATTGGTGGCTTGAACAGCACTGTTGGTGGTAAGATGTTCGGTGGCGAATGGATCGACGTTATGGTGTTCGTAGACTGGCTTGAGCAGCGCATGAAAGAGCGCCTGTGGTTCCGTATGCGTAACAGCAAGAAAATCCCTTACACAGCAGCTGGTACAGCAATCATCGAAGCAGAAGTACGTGCTCAGTTGAATGACGGTATCCGTGCTGGTGGTTTGTCTGACAGCCCTGCTCCAACAGTAAGTGTTCCAGATGTTCTGTCTGTTGCACCAAACCTGAGAGCACAACGTATCTTCGAAGGCATCACATTCGAAGCACGTCTGGCTGGTGCCATCCACTTCGTTAAAATCCGTGGTACTGTAACAGTCTAAGGATTGTTCGGGGCTGAAAGGCCCCTTCCACTAACTAGGAGAAAAATATGGCAGTTCAACGCCTAGCTACATTCGCACCAAACGACGTTACTGTTGTTCTGACGCAACGTGACACAGGTATTGCACACATTGTCAGTGGCTTCTCGGAAGACAGCATTGTAAACATCGAGCGTATTGCAGAGACGTTTACAATGTACACTGGTGCAGATAACACTTCAACCCGCATCTACAACGCAAACAAGAGTGCAACAGTTACTCTGAGTTTGCAGCAAACTTCTGCCTCTAACGACATCCTGTCAGCTCTTTACCAAAATGACGCTGCCAGTCGTAACAGCACAGGTTTGTTCAGCTTGCAGATCTCGGACGCATCGGGACGTAGCCGATACTTCTCGGACGACGCCTATATTGGAGTAGTTCCAAACTCTTCATTTGCAAACAGCATGCAAACACGTGACTGGGTAATTCAAGCCCACAACCTTGACACTTACATCGGTGGTAACGCTATTCTGTCCCCAGAGGATCAGGATACACTATCAGCCCTTGGGTTCACAGTTGACCAACGTTGGATCGCAAGCTAATAAACCGAAAGGTTATCCAACTCGGGCTTCTACCTTAACGGGTGGGAGCCCTTTTAGTTTTAAGGAGGACTGAATGGCTATCTCAACTTATTCACCTATGGACGTAACTGTAACTCTTGCCGGTATCCACTCCGTTGTAGGGTATGCGGATGGTACGTTCATTAAGATCACAAAAGACATCAAACCGTTCAACAAAGTGAGAGCTATGGACGGGGAGATTGCACGTCAATACTTCGACGATGCTGGCTACAAGGTTGAGTTGACTCTCGCACAGTCCTCACCAACAAACAACATCCTGTCCATGCTGTACAACGTTGACTCTGTCACACACATGGGGAAGATTCCCCTGTTCATCAAAGACGGCAGAGGACAGACAAGTTTCCTAGCTGCTACAGCATGGATCTCTGATATTCCTGAGGTTACATTTGGTGCAGAACTTGATACCCGTACTTGGACCTTTGGGTGCACAGACGTTGCACTTACAATCGGTGGTAATGGTGACACAAGCCTCATCGAAGATATGCTTCTGATGGGAAGTTCTACACTGCCAATGCTCAAAAACTTTGGCGTATTCTAAGGAGGTAATTCATGGCTTCTAACGTATTGACGTACAGCCCAGCCGATGTTAAACTTATCCTTTGCGGATACGTTCTTACTGGCGTTGTCGCCGTGACACTAAAGTGGCAAGGCCCACCCCCATTCCGTGTTATTCATGGTTTGAACGGAAAGCACACAAGAGTGTTCAACAACAACCTTCATGCTATTGTGGAGGTTGAGCTGCTACAAACCAGCATCTCGAATGACATCCTCACACAAATCCTTGTCCAAGATAGAAGAAACAGATCAGCTAGACTTGAGTTCTCTGTCACTGATACACGCGGATCGACATTCTATCAAAGCACCACAGCCTTTATTGGTAAGTATCCAGACATTCCCCTAACTGGCGAGCTACAGACCAGAGTGTGGGGTATTGAATGTCTGAACTTCTTGGATGGTGGAGTTGGTGGTAACGCAAGACAAGGGTTTGATGTATTCGACTCTGTAAATGGTGCTCTTGACTACCTAGGTGGTTTGGCATCTGATGTAATTGACACAGCCTCCGACACTATCGGAGACATAATCTCATAGGAGAAATGACATGGCTATTCAGCAAAAAGAAGTTACTGTAAAAGGAACAACCTACCTTCTAACCCAATTCCCTACACTTCGTGGTCAGAGGCTTCTTAAGAAGCTGTTGAAGGTGTTGGGTCCGGGCTTTGTATCCCTACAAGCTGGCAAGGGTATCGAGGACGCTTTCAAGAGCTTCATCGAAGCCATGGACGAAGATTCCGACTTGCTCATCACTGAACTTGTATCAAGCGCCTCTAAGGGCGGTGTTGCACTAAGCTACGATATGGAGTTTGCTGGTGAGTATGACAAGCTGTACCTCCTTGCCAAGGAGAGTTTCATGTTCAACTATGGCTCGGTTTTTACAATGCTCGGTTCAGACGTAGCCTAGAGCAATCTGAATCGCAGACGGTGAATCCTCGTATTCAAGCTCTTCAAGACACATACTCTCAGGATTGGGAAGTGTATATGGTGCTGTCGGATGACCATCCACTAGCCACTTACGTAGAGCTTGATACCGTCTGTAACACCGAGGACTTGTACAACATGCTGGAGATTATCGAAGCTAAGGCTGAGTATGCAGCTATCGCAAAACTCACAGCAGAGCAAAACAAACCCAGCTAGGGATAAGAGGCTTATATGATTCAACAAGAAATCGCCCGCCTGACGGGTACGCTCAAGTTTAACGTTGACAACCGCCCACTGATGGCATTTGAGAAACGTCTTGAGAAAGTTACCGGGATGCTCCAGAAGTTTGGAGCAGAAGCTAACAAGAAATACAATATCAAGGTAAGCCTCGACTCTCGTTCGCTCCGTGCACAACTTGAAAAGGCTGCCAATGCCAAGGTGGTGCTAAAGCACTTCACAGTGAGTGAAGAAGCTGTTGCAGCCATTTCAGCAAAGATCAAACATAGGCTAGGAAGCACTCCAATCCCTTTGAGAGGGATCACAGTAAACCTAACAGATCTACTTGCACAGCGTAACGTAATCCGCACAACACTTGGAAAGATGTCTCTTCAACTTCCTGTTACCCTTCGTATGAAAGAAGCAGAAGGCCAACTCAAAACTTGGAAGGCACTCACAGAGAACAAATTCAAACTACACCTCAACGCTGATATCTCAAGAGCTAAGCTTATCGCAAATGCCCGTAGAAGCCTGAGATATGCTCAAGGCAAGATTGGTGAGATCAAGATCAACCTGAAAGACCCTAAAGTGAGGTTGCAGGTTGACAAGGAAAACCTTCGTGAGCAGATCAGAGCTGCATTGAAAGATGCGTTCAAGATCAAGCTTGATGCCAGTGGTGCCCCTAAGGGCGCTGGCGGGGGCCGTAGCAGCAGAGCTGGTGCTGTAGGCGGTGGTATCATGGGTGCTGGCATGGGGTTCATGAGAGGGGCCATTCCGGGGCTTGGAGCGGCATTTGCACTATCACAGCTGAACCAAATCAACCAACAGATGCAAGGCCAGAACTTGGCCATGACTGCTGTAATGGGAAGTAAGGAAGCCGGTGCAGAGCAAACTGCATGGGTTAGAAACCTTGCTGATCAGATTGGTTTCGACTTCCGTCAAGTTGGACCTTCATTCAACAAGATGCTTGCCTCTGGTAAGACTTCTGGAATGTCTACAGAATCTGTACAGAACATCTTCAAAGGTGTTACAGAGTATGGTAGAGTTATGGGCTTGGACAACGAGTCTATGAAAGGTTCCATGAAAGCCATCGAACAGATGATGAACAAAGGACAGGTAATGTCCGAAGAACTTAAAGGTCAGCTTGCTGAACGTATGCCGGGGGCGATCTCTGCTATGGCTGAGGCTGCTGGATTTGGTTCTGACGCTGACTCTGTTGCTAAGCTGTTCAAAGCTATGGAAAATGGTGAAGTTAAATCTCAAGCTGTAATGGAGAAGTTTGCTGGAATCCTTGCAGAGCGCGCACGATCAGGTGGCGCACTTGAAAAGGCAATGGAAGCTACAGCAGCACAGCAGGGTAGATTCAACAACGCATTCAGTCGCTCTGTAGAGGTGTTCTCTGCTGCTGGGTTCGACAAAGGTATGGGAGGTTTCTTCAAAGCTCTTGCTGACGGACTTGATACAGCCACACCAATGATCAAAGCCCTTGGTGAAGCTTTCAGCTACTTGGTTGAACCAGTTAATGCTGTGATCAACGTTGGTGCACATCTAGTGGCTTGGCTCGCAAACTTGTCAAGTACAATGGGACTGACATCTGGCCAGATGATGGCTATCGGTATTGCAGCCTCTACCCTTATGCTTCCATTCGGTGGTATTCTTGCTGTAGTTGGCTCCCTTGCTCTTGCCTTCGATGACCTGATTACCTTCATGGAAGGTGGTGAGTCTGTGTTTGGTGACTGGCTGGCCTCTACACCAGAAGCTCAAGCAGCTTTCACTGAACTGTCAGCAGAAGCTGAGAAGTTTGGAAACAACATCAAAGCTGCATTTGAGGAACTTGTTAAACTGGCGGCAGGTATGGAAGGGCTTCAATTCTCTGACATGCTGATCACCACAATGCAAGAACTTAAAGTGATCCTTGAAACCTTCAACAACCTTGTAGATAGGTTTGTTGCTGCTGGTGTCTTCTCACAGAACGCCAACCAGACGGGTACTGCCCTTGAAGCCAACCTGAGGAACATCCAAGCCATTGCGATGGGCCCTGAGTGGGCAATGGATCAAAGCAACCAAATCACCGCAGAATCCGTACAACAGCGTACAGCGAATGGTAGTGCAGACGTTCCGGGTGCACAATCACTCCTTAACATGGAAGAGATTGCTGCTAGAGCAGCGGCTGCCGTAGCTGCACAACAAGCTGAGGGTGTAGCCAGAAATGGTATCATTGGCGGTGTGCAAATTAGCATCCCTATCACAATTGAAGGAAGTTTGCTAAACGCTACAGACCTGTCTCAACAACTTGAGCAGCCAATCAAAAAAGTCGCAGAGCAAGCCTTCACACAGATGATTGAGAATGCTCGTGCCAGACAGAAGGATGATAAGTAATGTATGTACTTCGCCGTGAAAACGGCGATGTGATCTACTTTGATGCCGTAACAAGTATTGAAGAGTCGTACACATCGACCGTCACAAAGCACCCAGTGGCTACAGGTGGCTATATCTCTGACCACACAATCAAGGACAACAAGAAGTTTACACTGTCTGCTGTCCTATCTGACGCTGACTTCAACTTGGACAGGCCATCACTTACCGGTAATGATCCTAGACTTGTAGAAAGCCAGCTGTCTTACAGTAACTACGAACTAAACCCTGAAACTGGTTTGTATGATATCTTGAAGCCGCCAAAGACGCAGCAGAAACAATATCAGAACAACACCCCAACAAACACCACAGTTACGATCAAAGACAACACAACTGGAAGCACTCTCAAGAAGTTTTTGCCAGAGGTTGTAAGCCAGTTTACAAAAGACACAATCCCAACTGTTGAAGTTACCGCACAGAACAAAGTGAAGACAGCTTTGGCAGTTAGGGACGAACTTATCAGTATGTGGGAGAACAAAGAAAACTTCACACTCATGGAGTATGATGGTAACGTTGTATCTCGCTACTGGGACAATATGGTGTTTACGAGATTGTCCTTTGCTCAAGATGCTGACAGTGGACTTGGGTTGTTCCCTCAGATGGCCTTTGAGAAGGTGCACTACACTGATATCGAGAAAGTGAGGGTAACTGTAAGGGTTAATAAAGGTGTGAACAACAAAGGAAGGAAGAGTGGTGAGGTTACTAAGAAGCCTACCGAAGAGGGTGATGATTCTCAGAACCAACCAACAAACCTTTCTAAGAAGTCTGCACTAAAAAGATTGCAAGAGAATGCTCAAGAAAACTCGGAGGCACAGGGAGTATGACAACAACCTTTATTCAACTTCCACTTTACGCCGAGAGAAACTACACATACGGTATGAGCTTGGAGGGTAGAGCCTACACGCTCACCTTTAAGTGGAATCGTAAATCAAGGTCTTGGTATATTGATATCAGACTTGAGGACAGGACTCCTATTGTACTTGGGATCGCACTTGTACCTCAATATCCAATCATCGTAGACTACAACTTGGAAGAGGTGGGCCTTAACGGACACTTCGAACTATTGCCAGTAAATCCTGATCTAGCTTCAAAAGTTGGTGAAGAGTTTAGCACGGTTCCAGAGTTCTTTAGGTTGTACTACGTGTATACAACAGCCGACTAGGAGGCAATATGGTTCAAAGAAACAGGGTGTACGAGCTTATTGTTGGAGATTACAAGACAGGTAATGGGATTAGAATCACCGAGTCTCAGATCACCTTTGATATCTCCAAAACAGCTGACTCGAAAAGAAACAATGGCAACTCAGCCGTAATTGAGATCTACAACCTGAATCGGAGCCAGATTGCACTCCTACAAGGAGATTACCTTGAGTGCACGTTCTCAGTGGGATACGCTGACACTGGTGCTCGGGTTGTTGTGAGTGGAAACGTTGTTGAGGTGAAGACTGTAAAACGCGGCACAGAGTACATTACACAGGTTAAGATGGGTGAAGGCTACAGTGATCTGAATCACCAATCTGTTAAAGGAATTGTTCCTCCGGGATCTACAGTGCAACAAGTGATCGAAGACATTAGAGCACAGATGCCCGGAGTGAGCCGTGGAGCTTACACAGGTACAAACCTCAACAACCCAATCGTGTTCGGTTGGAGGCTTAATGGGACTCCTGCACAGATGCTTAAGAAGTTGTGCGAAGCCAATGACATTGAGTATGCTGTATCTGGTGGGGTTCTGAATGTCTCAGATATCAACGGGGCTTACACAAAGAACGTGATTATGGCCCCGTTGATCTCCGCTGAAACAGGTATGATTGACGTCCCCTTCACAACCACTGAAATGGGAAGAAGACCTAAGAAAGGCCAGAAGAGAAAGTCCGGTGTGCAGTTCAAAACACTCCTAAACACAGAGTGCATTCCGGGTGCTATTGTGAAGCTTGAGTCACAGTTCATCAATGGCGTCTACAGAGTCAACTCGTCTAGGTTCTCAGGAGATTTTAGATCAGATGACTGGTATGTTGAGTGCTTCTGTTCAGAGATGAGTTCGGAGGAACTAGAATGATTGAAGCCCTAATTGACGACTTCGTTGCCACACAATTCCAGATTGAAATGGGATCAGTGGCAACAGCCATCCCGTGTATCATCACTAATGTGCACGGTGACTTTGGTGACCAGAGGGTTGATGTGCAGCCAGCTATCAACAACCTCTACAAGGACGGTACGTCTGACCCACAACCACAGATTTTGAGTGTACCAGTTGTACTTCCGGGCAGTAACACATCCCTTGTGAGCTTCCCTCTTAATGTTGGTGACACTGTTCTGTGTGTATTCTCACAGAGATCAATGGACAACTTCAAGATCTCAAACGGACTGCCAACTCCACCTAACGACTTTAGGAAGTTTTCAGATCAGGACGCGATTGCCATCCCCGGTCTTCGCACTTTTGCCCGTTCAATGAACAAAGTGGCAATTCGAAAGTTTCCTCATGATCCTTCAAAAGACCTTGTTATCGCACATAACGTAGGCTCTGGTTCAGAGGTTATGATTCAGATGAAGGAGAATGGCGATATCATCGTAAACACAGACTTCAATGTGATCACAAACAGCCTCACTGCAACTGTGAACGCAAGGGAGAAGGTGGAGATCAATGCACCACAGATGGATGTGAACGTTGATACAACAAACTGGAACGGCGATATAAACCACACTGGTGACGTAACTCACATGGGTAATGTTACACAAACAGGCGACTACACCCAAACTGGAAACTACTCAATCACAGGACAAGCCAGATTCAACGGCGTACTGTTCGATACACACTTCCACAGCGGTGTTATGTCAGGACCAAACAACAGCGGCCCTGTTGCCGGATAAGGATAATATGGATCTTCTACTTGACTCAGAAACAAACGACATGGTATTCGTCAATGGTGACTGCCCTGTTACACAGAAACTCATTAGCGTAGTTTCACAAAGACTTAAAGTAACGTTGTACACATTCCTTGGTGAGTGGTTTTTGGATCGATCTGTAGGAGTTCCTTATGTGCAACAAGTTTTCGGAAAGATTAGAAGTAAGCAATCTGTTGACTTGATCTTCCAACAAATCATTGCAGCTGATCCTGACGTCATTGAGATCCTTTCTTTTGAGTCAACACTTGAGAATGCCTCTAGGGGTTACTCTATGGTGTTCTCAGTTAGGGTTATTGACAACACTGAATCGCTTCCAATCACAATCTCATTCGGAGAAGTATAATGGCAGGTCTAACAGAAAACGGACTTGAGATCAAAGACCTAGATGACGTCAGAAACGATCTCTACACTCTAGCTGCTTCGTTGTTTGCTGACCTTGTGGCAGCTGGTGACGTTGTTGATATGGGTCCAAACTCTACACTTGGTCGTCTGATTGGTGTAATCGCACCAGCAGAGGCCGAGCTTTGGGAGCAACTACAGCTAATCCACGACAGCTTCAACCCTAACGCAGCAACTGGTGTATCGCTAGACAATATCGTATCACTGTCTGGTATCAATCGACTTGCTGCCCAGCCTACAAGATCTCAAGTATTGCTTGAGGGTGATAACGGCATTGTAATCAGCAGCCCTCAGGGTAGGGTAAGAAGCTCGACAACTCAGCGTACATTCAGTATCATGAACCCCGTCCTGATGACGCCACAGGCAGCCTCAGGTGTTGGTTTGAAGGTGAGTAACGTACAACCAAGTACACTGTACACTTTCAGATATTCTAGTGACGGCGGTGTAAACTTCGTAGAGGTTTCCATCACTTCTGCACCAGATGCCACTGAGGCTTCTATCTTGGCACAACTTGAGGCTGCTGTAGACATTTCTCTTGCTGGGGTCTTTACAAGCTACATGCAAGATGGTAGACTGTTTATATCTCGACTTGATCCGTTCCAAGTATCCACATTCCAAGTGTCTCCTAACATGTTGATGGAGAAGATTATCAAACTTGGATTGGTCAGTGATGACGAGACGGGTCCATTTGAACAGCCTGCAAACTCCATTGATCAAATCTCTGTCCCTATTAGCGGATGGGATTCCATCTGGAACCCAACAGCAGCAACAACAGGTCGATACACTGAAACTGACTCTGAACTTCGTGAGAGATTCAGAAACTCTAAGTTTGTACAGTCTGCCAACATCATTGAAGCTCTGATCGACGCCCTGAACAACGTTCAAGGCGTGACTGACGTTATGGTGTACGAGAACGACAGTGACGTAACAGACATTTACGGAGTGCCTAGAAAGAGCTTCATGCCTCTTGTTCTTGGAGGTCTGCCGTCTGACATTGCAAATGCAATCTGGACAAACAAGCCTACAGGAATTTTGTCCTATGGGTCAAGCACTGTGCAGATTGTCGATAGTCAGGGATTGCCTCACCAGATCAGCTTTAACAGGCCAGAAGAGGTGCCTTGCTACATTAAGATGGAGCTTGTATCTGACGGGTCTGGCACACTGCCGGGTGATGCTGCCCAGCTTGTTAGGCAGAACCTAACTGACTACTTCGAAGAGAACAACAAGATTGGCGATGACGTCATTTATTCAAGACTGTACACCCCAATCAACAAAGTTCCGGGGCATATGGTGCAGAGTTTGACAATCGGCACAACAGCAAGCCCAACAGGCATGACTAACATCACAATCAACTTCGATCAAGTGGCTAGAACCTCAGCAGACATGATTGAGATCACTGTAGTATAAGGAGGCCACTGTGGCATTGAACCAGTTTGAGCGTGACAACTTCCTAGCGGTTGCACGTGAACGTATTACCGATCAGTTCAAAGGCAAGAGAGTTATTGACAAATACCTCCAACTGCTTATGTCTGATCAAAACTCTCTGCAAGATGCCATGGAACAAGTGCAGACGCTCCGCAGTATTGACACTGCTGTCGGGGCGCAGCTTGATGTAATTGGTATCATTGTAGGAAGACCAAGAGGTTTGGTATCCGCAACACTGTTCACATACTTCGGATTCGATGGTGCAGAGCAGGCAGGTGGATTCGGATCTGCAACAGACCCAACAGTTGGTGCGCCTTGGTACAGCCTAGGGGCTCCACTTGACAGAAGCAGGGCACCATCTGACGAAGAGTACAGACTAATCCTAAAAGCCAAGATCATCAAGAACAGAACTCTGTCAAGACCTGAGGACGTGATCGAAGCTTATAAGTTTTTGTTCGGTGCGTCAAGGGTTACGATTACAGAATCTGGGCCTGCTGAGGCTCGTATTGGTATCGGAAAGATCTTGACAAACGTTGAACGTGGACTGCTGTTCGACCTTAGTGGCGCCGGTACACTACTGCCAAAGACAGTTGGTGTCTCATACACATACACAGAATTCCTTGCAGACAGGGTGTTTGCAACAGAAGGGTTTCCGGGTGGCTACGGCACTGGCGACCTCAACAACCCAGCGGTTGGTGGGATTTTGTCAAACTTGATTACATAAGAGAGGATTAAATGGTCGATATCGTAAAACAGGATATGACAGATCTTTGGGCTATCAGTGGTGACGTTGTTGCACCAGATAGTGCAAAAGTTAGAGCGGGTTGGGCAGTTGAAGTTGTACCACGTCAATGGTGGAACTGGATGCAGTATCGTGCAGATTCCAACATTGCCTATCTGCTACAAAAAGGTATCCCTGAGTGGGATGCAACAACAGAATACCTAGCCAACAAGTCATTCGTAACTTCTGGTGGTGTTGTCTACAAGTGCCTGTTCACTAATACTGGACAACCTGTAACAAGCCCTACACACTGGGCAAGAGCATTCGCAGACTACAGCCTAGCACTTAGTGTTCTTGGATCTGTAACTCCTGCTGCGGACAGGCTGCCATACTTCACTGGCACTAACTCTGCATCTACAACTGCGTTCACATCGTTCTCAAGAACCCTCTTGGCTAACAGTGACGCAGCATCTATGCGTACAACCCTATCCGCGCAAGCCAGCCACTCGAACTTGACAGCACTGTCAGGCGTAACTGCTGCGACCAACGTACTGCCATACTTCACTGGCACTACAACTATGGCAGGAACCCCAATCACAAGCTTTGGTCGTTCACTTGTAAACCTCGCTGATGCTCAGGCTGCAAGAACTCTGATCTCAGTGTACAGCACAACTGAGGTTGACGCCAACTTGTCTGCTGGTCTTAGCACAAAACAACCTCTTGACGCAACCCTAACTGCCCTAGCTGGGCTGGCTACTGGTGTAAACCAGCTTGCCTACTCTACGGGTGTAGACTCCTTTGCACAAACCCCCATCACACCTTTCGCAAGAGATGTTATTGCTGGTGCAGATGCTCTGGCTGTTAGGACTACAATTGGGGCTGATAATGCCACCAACCTTACAACAGGTCAAGTGGCCCTTGCAAGACTCCCTAATGACTTGGTTGGAAAGAACGCAGCCACAGCAACTGCCTTGCAAACTCCAAGAACTATTCAAGGTGTTTTGTTTGACGGTACAGCGAACATTACACTTCCAGTGGTAATAAGAGATTCAGCTACAGGCTCTGCACAGCTACCAGCTGGTACAACTTCGCAAAGAACAGCGTCTCCATCCTCTGGCATGATCCGTTACAATACGGATCTGAATGAGCTTGAAAGATATCAAAACACTCAGTGGCTTCCAATCAACAGCTTCGACAAAGCTGTAAACTTGGCACCGGCCGTAACAATTCCATCGGCTGCAACTGTAGATATTGGCGCTGCTGGAAGTAACAGCATCACGATCTCAGGCACGGCCACGATCACTTCGTTCGGCACGGCTCCAGATGGTTACACAAGAAGAATTACATTCAGCAATGCCCTAACCTTGACATACAACTCAACCTCACTAATCCTTCCGGGTAACTTCGATATCGCGGTGTCGGCTGGTGACGTGGCAGAGTTTGTCTCATTGGGTGGTGGTAATTGGAGATGTGTAAACTACCTTAAGCGTGATGGCTCTTCTACAACTGGTGGTGGCCTTGGTATTGGTCAGTCGTGGACTCAGTTGTCAGGTTCTCGTGTAATCGGGACAACCTATACAAACACAACAGGCAAGCCAATTTCTGTTTCTGTTGGTCTCTCTGTTAACGTAGGGGTTACAGCACAAGCTATTGTAGACAGCGTTACGCTAGGTTCTCTAGCTAACAACGGATCTGGTGGTAATATTTACTTTATGACCTTCATTGTGCCTGTGGCTTCTACTTACAGAGTCGCAGGTGCTACTGGGGTTGTACAATGGGCGGAGTTGAGATAATGGTCTATTACAAGACAGAATCAGGTGAGGTTTTTGCTTATGAGTCTGTGCAGGAGTATAAAGAGTACGCCAAGCAGGCTATGAAGAAGCTTACCAAAGCAGAGGTTGAAAAGCACCTTGCTGCACTTGACACGAGCGACGTACTTGAAAGAGTGTGGAGAGATGCAGAACTAAGAAGATCTGATATCCAACTTCTGATCGTTCAGGATGGTGCTGAGAACATTGGAACAGAGGCTGAGTGGAGAGCTTACAGAAATCTCCTGAGAGCTTATCCAGAGTCAGAGCACTTCAAGAGTGTAAGACCTGTAGCACCAGATAGCCTAACTTAAACGAGGATAAGAAATGCCTAATATCACAAAACCTTCCGGCCTTAGCAAGATTTGGGCCGAGGGTGGCACTAAAGTTGATCCGGGCGACTCGAAGGTTAATATTGGATGGGTGGTGCAATTGCCACCCTACCAGTACCAAAACTGGGTAGACAACCGCCAAGACCGAGCCATCGCTCACATCAACCAGCACGGTGTCCCTGAGTGGGACAACCTTACAGAGTATCAAGGACTCCTAAGTTATACACAAGGGGCGAACGGTATTCTGTATAAGTGCATTCAAACAAATATCGGCAAAGATCCAACAAACCCCCTTAACGGTGACTACTGGTCTACCGCATTTGAGGAGTACGGATCTGTTGCAGCTGTCCAAACACAGCTGAATGCCCATATCGCAAACTACCAAACACTCTCAAACATCTCTAACGTAACGGCAGCAAGGAACAACTTGTCTGTCTACTCGAAGGCTGAGGCTGATACCAGATTTGCGAGTGTCAGTGGTAGCACGTCTCAAGTGTTTGCTGTAGCCCTCGCTACACAGCCAGAGCAAGCTCCTAGGCTCAGCCAAGTGTTGGAGAGAAGTGCAAACCTAGGTGATGTGCCAAGCCCTGCCCAAGCCCGCACAAACCTAGGGATCACAAGCACGGCGACCTTCCCTGAGTCCTACTTCCTGAGATCTGCACAGAACCTGTCAGACTTGCAGAGTGCATCAGCTGCACGCTCAAACCTAGGGCTTACCACAACAGCAACAACCAACATCTCCGCATTCCTGCTTAAGTCCGATAACCTAGCTGGATTGGCTAACGTTGCAACTGCAAGAACAAACCTAGGGCTTGGTACAGCGTCTGTTCTAAACTTGAACCAAGTGTTGCAGAGTGGGAACAACCTAAGTGACCTAACAAACACTCAGGATGCAAGGAACAACCTTGGACTTGGTGGAGCTGCTGTTAAGAACGTCTTTGGTGTTCCCGGTGACTTCGACTTCACATCTTTGCAAGCCCCTAACGGGTACGCGAAGCTTGGTGGCAGCGGGTTGATTATCCAGTGGGGCAGAGTTGTACTTGGCACTGGCCCGGCTAACATCACGTTCCCAGTTCCATTCACAACGGCAGTGTTCCACATCTCTGGTACACCTATTGGTAACACATACGGTAACCCGTCAAGTGCTGCTATCTCTGAGGGCTCTAGAACTGGTGCGACGGCATGGCCATGGGGAGCTGGTAACTTTACACTAAGATGGATTGCAATCGGAGTATAAGATATGAAAGTGGTGCACAAGCTTGCTGCAATGGGGCTTGGGTCTTCACTAGTTCTCGCAGGGGGCTTGATTGCCCCTTGGGAGGGTCTAAGTTTGACTGCCTATAAGGATATTATAGGTGTGTGGACTCAGTGCTACGGCAACACTTACGGAGTTGACAAAACAAAGGCAAAAACTGACGCTCAATGTACATCAGAACTCGCCGAGGAAGTGAAGCGTCACAACGAGATTATGATGAAACCTGTAAAGGTGCCACTCACAATCTACCAAGAGGCTGCTTTCACATCTCTTGTGTACAACATCGGCGGACCTCAGTGGAATAAGAGCACAGCTCTTAAACTCTTGAACCAAGGTAAGTATACAGAGGCATGCTACCAACTGCTACGCTGGAATAAAGCTGGTGGTAAGGAAGTGAAAGGTTTGACAAACAGACGTGAGTCAGAGTTGAAAGTTTGCCTAGGAAACAACCAGCAGGCAGTGGAAGAAGCTGAACGAGTGGTTGAACTGTATAGACAAGGAAAACTGTAATGAAAGATAGGATTCGGAAACACCTGCTTGCACACTATGGCACATACATGGTTATTACAAACTGTATGATTGCAATCGCTGCTGCTGCTTTCGCAATCCTTGGAGTGCTTTCTGCGTATGTTTCAGTACCTGTTCTGGTAATCAACGCAATCGTTTTTGGAGTGATGTTGGCTATCGGTAAATTTGGTAATGAACAGCTGGAGGACATTCCAACAGTTTGTAAAGTGGAGGGTAATTGTGAGTAAGTATATCATTGCAATCATGGGTGCAATTATCGCATACCTAGGTGTATCGTATTTTGTACACCAGACAGATATTACCAAGCTGGAGGGGCGTGTGAACACCCTCATCAGCGAGCGTGATATTGCCGTGGATGCAGCAGAAAAGAATAAGCTGTCTCTAAATGCGTACATCGAAAGCTGTGAAAGCACTGTTGGTGTTCTAAAGGCTCAGATTGAGAAGGAAAATACGCTCAGCAAGGCTCAGGAGAGCACGCTGGAGAAGCTTTCAAAGAAGACCCCAACCAAGGCTAAGCCTGAGGTGAAAGATGCTGAGAAAGGCCCTACAAGCGCTTCTGTGTTCGAGCTTGATCCTGAGTATGTCAGGCTGCTCAACGACGCGTATTGTGAAGGAAACGGAAACGATCCTTATTGTTCCACCGGAGTCACTGGTGATGGCTTGCAACAAGCCAACCAAGGTGGCAGAAAATAACATGCAGGCTGTCGGTGTTGCACACGTAAAGACGGCATTCGATCTGCTCAAGTGTGGAAGTCAAATTGATTCCCTGAGAGATTGGAGATCAGAGCAGGAGAAGATTTATGGCAGAACCAAGTAGAGATACGTTTGAGATTGTGAAGAGTGTTGCTGGCTGGATTGCTGGTGCACTGTTGATGATTGTGGTTGGTGTAACTGGGGCGGCTTACAATGGGCTCAAGGCTGACCAAGACAAACAGGCTGCGTGGATTCTAGAACTCCAGAAGAGCAGTATCACAGAGGACAAGCTGAAAGACACTGAGGCACGTATTAACAGCAACTTGCAACGTGAAGTTGGATTGATTCGTAGCGAGATGCAATCTCAGAACAGACTGCTAGAAAGGATCGCAGACAGCTTGTATAAGAAATAAGGGGAAAGGGCATGGGCTCAGATAAAACCGTACCGCTCTATGTGGCGCTAGGTTGCCTGACAATCATCGTCATTGTATGTCTGATGCTACTGGCTGCTCCTGACAATAAAAACAAGAATATACAAATGCAGATAGAAGTTGCCCAGCAACAACACAAGAGAGATATGGCTGATCAGGACAGGAGATACACTGATGCCATTAATAGACTACAAGAACAAATCAACTCTCTTGAGTTTGTGCACCGTAAACGCACTGAGGCTACGGATGACGATATCAAAGGATTGAAACGTGAAATTGATGATTTGCGAGCAAGACTAAAAGCCCCGACCTAATTGGTACGGGGCTTCTTTGTATCCACTCGTTAGGCAATACCCATCTCGGCCTTAAGGGCCTTGATTGCATTACCGTTGGCTTTCAGCTGCTCGACAAGAGAGTCTTGAACTCCGATCAAGGCGGCCAGTTGGAGTACCTGCTTGTCATGCAGCTTAGGCAGTTTTGGTGGCTCTTCTGCCGGAAGCTCACAGTATCGGCGGATAAAGTCTGTGAAGCTAATCACCAAAGTGCCGCCGCCACCACGGAAGTCGGAAGTCCAGTAATAACCGAGACAGTTGGCGTAACGGAAGTGTAAGCGAAGCTCCGAACTTCCAGAGGTTGCAGGAATTCCAGCCTCTGAGAACATACGTTTAAGCTCTACAAGTTGATCACGGTTATCCGTGAGGATTGACATCTCACGGGTTTCACGGATTTCCTGAATTTTATACTTGATAATACTGTGTACCATTTCTTTCTCCTTATGCCTTCTTGCCGCCATCAGCGAGACGGTTTTCGATTTTGTGGTCTGCACGTACAGCATTATACGCCAGCTTCTCCTGCATTGCACCAAACACATCGAGACATTCATGATGTGCGAGATCAAGGATACGAATGACGGCGTCTGCCAGTTCAACCTCAATCATCTTACGATGCGGGAGCTTGTCATCCATCAGACCTTTACGAGCACCCTCCAACGCCTCACTAACTTCGCTGTGCACCAGTGCAAGCTTGGAGAGAATCTGCTCAACATCACCACGTGGTTTTGGCTCACCAGTGAGCAGGTTTGTCCACCAGCCTGCTTTCACATTACCTTCGTAAATGGCAGCTTGCAGCAGCTGGCCTTCCCGCACTTGGGTGTTGGTCATAACAGTCATCACTTCACCTCCAAAACGAAAATCTCAAACATACCCTCAACGGCCACTTGCTTACGGACGTCTTTGTCTTCTTCGGCTGGCAGCCAGCCGTCGCCCCAGCTAATAGCAGTAGACACTTCGTCCACACAAGCTTGGCCACGACCATGCATGTTGCAGAATGCCATGAAGCTACCGTCTTCACGGAAGATTACAGGCCCGTTGAAGAAGTCGGTGTTCTTGTCTGTTGGGATGTGGAATTCGTATTTCATAGTTACTCCTTACTGTTGAATGTGAGGCCATCATACACCATCGAACAAACCAGTCAACCCCCTTGACGAAAGAATTTTCTATGGTAATATCGCTCATGTGTCAGGGGAGATATGTCGCGGCGTAAGCCATCCCTCACCGACCTGACAGTGTATGGCTATGAAGAGTGGGCTACTGGCCAAGCTGAGATGTTTATGAGAGAACAGCGTAGTGATGACCTCTGACGAGGGAAGGCTCTCAGCCAATTCCTACACATGTAGGCTGCCAGCGATCCCAATTGTGGAACGATGACATGAGGTACATCCAAAGGTACGTCTTAGGCACTTCACTGTGTATGGCGTTCCTTGGGATAGATGTGCCTTCTGCTGCGAAACCCATTGTGGATTTAAGAGCAAGATCAAAAGCAAGCAATAAAGGAGAGAAATATGCACGTAATCTACGATAACCTCACACCTTATGAGAGACGTCTTAAGCGGGAAGAGTATGTAAAGTACCAGAAGGGCATCTGCCTCTTTTGCTCATCACCACTTGACAAACCAGTGCCAAGAGCTGTAGCATTGCTGGATATCAATTGGAAGCGGCTTCCACCGAACTTCCTTAAATATCCTGTACATCTGCAACACGACCACAAAACCGGGCTGACAGAGGGTGCAGTCCACGCTTATTGTAACGCTGTCATGTGGCAGTACTACGGGAGGTAATATGGCTTTACAAGCACCAAAGGCAGCTTACGACACCATCTATGATGCGTTCGTTGCTGCCGGTAACGATAGCCCAAAAGACTTCGTGATTGACATGGCCTACTATGCCATCCCGTCCCACATTAAAGGGTTGGCCGTTGTCGATGGATGGGGTTGTGAGGTTGTTAAAAACTACATTTACAGGTTCGCTAAAGGAGCAACTGATGGAAACACTGGCTGGATTTAAACCACCACGGAATATTGATCCGTGGGCTCGTACTGATTTCATGATGCAAGAGCCGAAGGTTGTTGCTGTGGACTTCGACGAAACAATCAGCGATAATGAATCTGGCTGGCTCCAGATCCTCCGCAATTTGGAGCGTATTGGCTACCACGTGGTGATTTGCACTTGGCGGGCACCAGATGTGTATCCAGAAGACCTCCAATTTCTTGTTGACGCGGGATTCGTTGTGTTCTATACTTCACTGCAAGCCAAACGTGAATACATGAAGTCCCAAGGCATTGAAGTGGCAATTTGGATTGACGACAACCCTTGGGCTGTTGACAACGATGCACCCAACAAGGAACAGGGCTGTATATTCACGGCTGGCAAACGAGCAAGCAAACATTAAAGGAGCAGTTTATGAACTTTAAACGCCTGAAATTCAAAGTGAGCACTCGCGATGAGGCGGAAGCTCTTCTTCGCCACCTGTTCAGCCTTGGTTACACTTGGGCTAGCGGGGGTGATGGCATGCGCAATCTTGACCGTCTCTATTTCTACACAGAGCGCAATGGCAGCATCACGGTAGGTGACACCCTCAGTTACTGGAGGGAACAGCCCCATGAAGAGGGTGTTCCAAAATTTGTGGTAGCTGTCTCTGAGATCAAACGCTCTTGCATCGAAGTTGAGGGCAAGCCAATGACTAAGGCTGAGGCTCTGGTTTATATCGACGAATATTTTAAATAAGGGGAGATGAATGCGTATTTTTGAACGTGAAATGGGTGTTGAAAAAGCTTTCCTGAAAAGTTATGATGGCTGGGAAAACATCGGTGATGCTGGTGTAGTCTTCCACAGCTGTGACTTCAAGCTGCTGAGCGGCCTTGACCGCTTCGACGGGTGCTCCCTGCTCCTTGCTTACGACACTGGTCATTACGAAGTGCTGGAGTATGGCCGTATTGTCGAGCACGGTGAGTTTACCCTGAGCATCAAACGCTTCTAAGCTTATCGGCCCTGCTCACGCGGGGCCATTTTTACGCCTGAATTTGGAGGAAGCATGGATAAGGTCACTGAAAGGCTTGTGGAGTTTGCGAAGAAGCTGTATGATGACCACGAGGGTGTGTGTATGACGTAAAAATCTATCCATCCTTAAATTGTGAGTCTGTTGTCGTGGTTTTTGATGCCAAAGGCCGTGAAGACAAATACTGGGTAAACCACAGCAACCCTATTGAATCTCAGTGGACATGGGTGAGACAGATTTGAACAGAAACCCACTTGCAGCTCCAAATCGGAGAGTTAACAAGCACAAGGTGGAAACACCTAAGAAGGGTGTGTACCGTAGAAAACCAAAGCACAAACACAAAGGAGATGAATAATGTACAAACTGCTCATCATCATAAAATTCATGAAAAATGGCTGGGAGCTTGAAGGCGGGTCCACCTCCGTTGTGGAGTTTGCCTCCGTACCTGAACGTGACCGAGCCAAGCTGGCCATCGAACATGCCGCTTCCCGTGACGACAAGCTCCAGATTACTCTGGTGAAAATGTGATGGATATCCTTAAGATTGGAACTAAGCTTGTTGTGGTCGATAGCGACAATACTGGGCTTAAGAGTGGTTATCAGTTCACTGTCAAAACCATTACTGACAACGACCCGGCTTACGTAGAGTTCATGGGTATGTGCACATACCACGATGAGCTTGGATACGGAGTGGATCACATCTGGGCAGAAAAAGGTTATGTGGAGGTGTTGAAGTGAAGCGTGGAAATCAGGTAAGGGTGCTTGACAGTGGGCCGTTCTATGGTATGATCGGCACCATCACTAAGGTGTATGCTAAGGAAACTTGGGATGATCCTGACTGTCCAGAGTACGAAGTGAATCTCGGAGTAATAGAAGACTCTGAGTACAATGAAGTGGACGCAACCGCATTGTGGTTCAATGCGTCTGAACTGGAGTTGGTATGAAAGAAAAGCTTCACGAAAAAGTGTTGAGGTTGTACGGCATTGATCTTTACCAAGAGGGTAAAGTGCAGTGTCCGAAGTGTGCACAGAAAGGTGGAGACAGTAGTGGCGACAACCTTATGGTGTATGGCACTGATCACTCCACTGGTAAGCACAAAGGAGCGTTCTGTTGGGGTGGCCGTTGTGGATACACCCTCCTGAGCGAAGAAGAGATTGAAGCACGTGGCGAAGAGCCACATGAAGAGGAGTTTGATGTAGTGGGTACAGCATTCAATCCGCAGATCCACGAAGACCTGAAAGCTATCACAACAACTGATAGCAAAGGCTTCCGTGGCATCCGTGCTGAAATTACCACGTTCTTTGGTGTACGACATGAGATCGACACAAAGACTGGTGAAGTCGCAAAACAATACTATCCTTGCACGACTGACGGTGCATTGACCGGCTACAAAATCCGTCGTATCCCCAAGGATTTCAGTCAACCTCCATTGGGTGAAACTGGTAAGGACGCCGACCTGTTTGGCTACTTCCGTTTCAAAAACCATATGGGTGGCAAGGGCAGCCGAGTAATCGTTGTCGGCGGTGAGGTGGATCAACTGTCAGCATTCCAGATGCTGAAAGACTACCAAGACAAAGCTAACGCCCGTAACGGCACTCAGTATGATCCGATTCCTGTTGTATCGTCCACCATCGGTGAGGCTGGTGCACACAAACAAGCTGTCAAGCACTACCAGTGGTTTGACCGTTTCGAGAAGATCATCATCTGCATGGACAGTGACGAAGCTGGCAAAGATGCCGCTGAGAAGCTGGTGAAGGCAATGCCGAAGGGCAAGTGCCACATCATGTCTATGGACCTGAAAGATCCTAACGAATACCTTGTGAAGGGTAAGCATGAAGACTTCGTAAACCGTGTCTTCCGTGCACTTCCACATACACCAAACGGTATTGTTGGTAGTGGTGGCATGATGGACCGTATGAAGCAGAGTGTTCTGGTTCCAAAGATTCCACTGCCTCCGTTCATGAAGAAGCTGCAAAAGATGACTGCTGGTGGTTTCCCACTTGGGCGTATCATCAACTTGGGTTCTGCATCTGGTACTGGTAAATCAACCATCGTTGACGAATGTGTGTTGTTCTGGATTTATGAGTCTCCGCACAAGATTGGTGTTGTGTCTCTGGAGTCGGACGTTGACGAATACGGCATCAAACTGCTGTCTCGTAAGATGGGGTTGAAGATTGACCTTATCGAATCGCCTCAGGACAAGTATGAGTATCTGTGCCGTCCAGAGGTTGAAGCTCAACAAACTGATATCGAATTCCTCCCAGATGGCAGCCACCGCTACTACCTGATGGATGAGCGTGATGGTGGATTGGATGACCTGAAAGCGAAGATCATGGAGCTGATTGTTGCCTGTGATTGCAAGGTGATCATCCTTGACCCTCTGCAAGATATCCTTGACGGAATGTCGAACGAAGAGCAAGCTGTATTCATGCGTTGGCAGAAGGGTATGAACAAATCCCACAAGGTGACGTTCATCAACATCAACCACGTCCGTAAGAGTGCTGGTGGCGGCAAGCAGAACTCGCAAGGTGCAGACCTGAGCGAAGAGGACTTCCAAGGGTCTTCTGCAATCTTCAAGTCTGGTGCATGCAACCTGCTGTTCACCCGTAACAAAGAGGCTGAGTGCCCAATCGAGCGTAACATCACTCGCATGAAGATGACCAAGTGCCGTTGGACTGGCAATACGAGCCCCAAGGCGGGCGAGTATTATTACGATAACGAAACCCACACCATCCATGATCTTGAGGATTATATGGACCGTCATCCGAAGGTGAGGCAAGAGTGGGAAGCAAACAAGCTTGCTGCCGAAGGTAGCGAGGACTGAGTAGTTGACATGGGAGGGTGCCTTAGGGTACTCTCCCTTTCGTCATTTTAAAGGAGGCGAAAATGAAACAGGTGACAAACTGGCGTAAGGCCACTGTAGCTGACGTCGAGGCCAATGGCCTGTTGTACGCAGTAACTGAGATGCACGTGTTGTCTTACAAGATGCACAGCCCCGGTCTGGAAGGTGCATTCATCGAAAAAACCATTCGTCGTGATCGTCTGGATGCAAAGGGCCGTGACTATAAGGCCCAAGTGGTTGCCTTCCTTGACTACCACATCAAGAATGGCATTCCAATTGTAATGCACAACGGTATCGGCTACGACGCACCAGCTTTGGAAAAGCTGTTTGGAATTGATCTCACCAATTTGATGGTGATCGACACTCTGGCAACTAGCTGGTACTTGAGCCCAGACCGTAACATGCACGGCTTGGATTCGTTCTTTGCCGACTACGGCATTGCCAAGCCAGCTATCGAGCACTGGGAGCAACAAGAGGGTGAAACCCTTGAAGAGTTCTTGGACTCTATGACTCACCGATGCCAAGAGGACGTTAAGATCAACTGGGCACTGTGGGACGACCACATGGCTCGACTTGAGAACATCTACACGATTGCTCAAGATGCTATTGACAATGGTGTTGAAGATCAAAAGACGGGCAACTGGTTGAACGTCGGTGGCCGACGTCAGCATGCTGATGAGTGGATTCCAATTGACGATATGGTTGGACGTTCGGTTGACAGTGCAGTTGACAGTATCCTCACATTCCTGATGTTCAAAATGGATTGTGCACGGTTGCAGGAGAAGACTCGCTGGCAGGTGGATGTTCCCACTGTGATCGCTAGCCGTGACAAGCTCGCAAAGATCGTAGAGGCTGCCAAGGCAGAGCTGGAAAGCGTAATGCCAAAGGTGCCAAAGTATGTCAAGAAGAGTTCACCGAAGATCGACCCGTTCAAAAAGAACGGCGACAGGGCATCCCACTGGATTAAGTGGGACGGTGTAATGGCTGACTACGCAGATCAAGCAACAGACCCAGAAACGGGTAAGGTGCTTGTCTACATCAACCCAGAAGATGGAGTGGATGAGCGTGGTGAGCAGTATTATCGTGTGTGGAACAAGAACGAAGAACCAAACTGTGGCTCCCCTGCACAGGTGAAAGACTTCTTGTTTGCGATGGGTTGGATTCCTCAAACCTTCAAATACGAGAAAGACGAAGAGGCTTTCAACAAATGGGTGGCCAGCAAGCCAAAAGGCAAGAATGCAAAGAACCAAAGAGCTTGGGCAGAGTGGAAGGAGAACCGTCCGAAAGAACGTGAGATTCCACAAGTAACCCGAGCTGGTGATGACGGCAAGGAGCTTTGCCCTTCTCTGGAAGACTTGGCAGAAGAGGTTCCACAGATTAAGGTGTATGCTGACTACACTGTGGCCAAAAACCGTCTGGGTGTTCTTGAGGGCTTCCTTGAAGCTCTGGAGGATGGAGAATGGTTGAAGGCGCGCATTGGTGGATTCACTAACACCCTGCGTGTTAAGCACCGTGAGCTGGTAAACCTGCCGGGCGTGGACAAGGCTTATGGCTATGACATTCGTGGCGGGTTGATTGCAGGCTTGAAGAAGATTCTGGTAGGCTCTGACATGTCGTCTCTTGAAGACCGTGTGAAGCACCACTTCATGCTCCCGCATGACCCAGAGTATGTTGAGACGATGCAGGCTGATGACTTCGATCCACACATCCTGATGGCGCTTATCGCCAAGATGGTGACCCAGCAAGAGTTTGACGACTTCAAGGCTGGTAAGAAGAGTAAGAACGCTGTAGCAGCACGTAAGAAGGGTAAGACTACAAACTACGCTTCCGTGTACAACGCTGGCGCTGCTAAGATTGCTCAAGCAGCAGGTGTTCCTGAGGCTGAGGGCATCATTCTGCACAAAGCTTACTGGGAGCTGAACTGGAGCGTTAAGGCTATTGCAGAAGAGCAGGTGGTGATTCGGGATGCACGTGGTGCGAAGTGGTTGGTAAACCCAATCAACGGCTTCTGCTACTCTCTTCGTAAGGAGAGTGACCGATTCTCTACACTGGCCCAAGGCACTGGCTCGTTCTTCTTCGATATGTGGGTGGATAACATCCTGACTGCAATGAAAGCTAAATGGGGTGTGAAGCGGCTGTCGGGCTCGTTCCACGACGAATGCATCATCTGCATGGGTGACACTGAGGCAAACCGCCTGATCATCGCAAAGATGATCAAGGATGCTGTACACAAGGTGAATGAGGACTATGGTCTGCGTCGTAAGCTTGACTGCGAAACTCAATTCGGCCCAAGATACAGCGACATTCACTAATTTAGGTATTTTAGGTGTTGACAAGGTGAGGTGAAGTATGTATTATTCACCTCATCGAAGCACAACAAACAAAGGAGAGTAATATGGAACAAGAACATCGTCTCGAATTCACAGATATCTACGGAGATACCCTTGGTGTCGATTTGGACGTCATTAAGGGAGGCTTCAAAGGTAAGCAGTATGCATCATTCGCCATCAACCTCACCGGCGATAACGTCATCCTCGACGTAGAAGGGTCGAAGAAGCTTCGCAAAGCCTTGAAGAAATTTGAGGAAGCCGCTAAAGCTCAGGAAGCAATTGATCGAGGCGAAGGCTGATGGATAAATACGTTGTAGTGGGTGGAAATAAGTTTGACCACCTGTTCCAGCATGGTGAGGTTGTAACAGCCATCGCCAATTACAATTTCATCTTCGAGGGTTATCTTTGCCAGAATGCACGTGGTATTCAAAGCTACGTGAAGAAAGATCATCTCAAAAAGGAGAGTAAATAATGACTCAGTATTTCATGGTACTTCGTGACTACCAATCCGAACAACGCCCACGAATCATGCACGGTTACAAAGCTGGCCAGATTCTGACTGGCTACGCCGACAGTAGAAACGTATACCTCAGCGGCGCCACCACAGCCGAGCTGGTCTTCGGACGTCCGGCGTGCTCGGAGTCTAAGTGGGCTAAGTCCGACAACTACTCACAATGTCTCCACGCCTGTGACGTTGTTGAGATGGAGATCGTCAGCCTTGACAAGCTGGGGGTAGGTGATGTAGCCTACACCAAAAACTATCTCCCAAGTAACATTGCAGAAGATGGATCTGAGAACAGTCAGTATGGTGTTGTGGCTGGTGGGGTATTCACTGTGCTCGCCATCGACAATGGCTCTGAACACTATCACCTCCAGTTTGGTGAAACCTTCGATAATGGTTTGTGGTTTGTGCAGCGGCATCTCAAAGTAGCCACTTTCTTCCGTGTGAAAAAGCTTGAGAAGGCTGTTGACACAGAACAGAAACCGCAGTACACTGTCAAACATAAGGCAGAGGAAGTGAAGCCACGCACCAAGGTTGTTTACGAAGTGCAGCTGAGCGATGGCACATCCATTCTGCTCACAAAGAACCGTAAGCGGGCTCGGGCTATCAAGGCCACCCTCGGCGGTAAAGAGAAAGGCGTTGTCATCATCCAGTACAACGCACACAAAGAAGTTCGGTAAGAGCTTCCAATAAATAAGGGAACCCGAAAAGGTTCCCTTTTCATTTCAGCCCCAGTAAGTGGGCAATTTAGATAGGAGAAGCAAATGGCTTTCATGACAGCAGGTAACGCACAAACTTCCGGCAGCGAGCAGGCTCCACGCCGTCAAGTTGATTACAAGGCAATGAATCAGCACGTCATCGACGCTGCCAATACTCAGAGCAAACCACGTTCTCTGCCCGGCACAATCACCGGCATTTACGACTTGGGTCTGCAAGAGCTTGCAGATGCAGCAATCCAGATCACTGATGCTGAGTGGCTGAAACGTGTTGGCCCATTCGACGGTGATGTGGCTGGGGCTGATGCCCAGAGAATCATCTCTGAAAGCAAGCGTGAAGATGCTCGCTTCGAGATGTTCGAAGGTAATATGTGCTTCCGCTACAAGCAAAAACCTGTTCAGCAAATCGCTATTGCTGCTGACTTCCCTCAGATCATGGTTGACAAAGGCTCGTTCATCACTGGTGAATCCAAGCCAATGCCACTTCGCCTGATTCTGAACGGTGAGTTCAATCGTCTGGTGCAACGCCCCTACAACCTGCGTTCGATGAACCACAACCAAGGCAAACCGGGTGCTGCAAAGTGGGCACTGGCCAAGAACAACGGTATCCACAAGTTGGCAGAAGCTGCTGGTCTGCTGGATGCTGATGGTCTGTTCAAGGCGGAGCGTATTGACGAGCTGCTTGGCAAAACTGTACAGTTCCAGATTCAGGTGTTCAACAACGCCAAAGGCTTCTACACCGAGCGAATCAACCTCGCTGGTATGGTGCCAGAAGGCTTGCCGATTCCTGAGCTGCCAGCTGATGTAACTCTGGCTCTGGTGCAAATGTGGGACACCAATCTTGACAAGAACGCGGCTCTTGAAGCCCGTGCTTCGATCAAGAACCACCAGCGTAAAGCTCTGAACTTCACCCGTGAAGAACAAGGCGTCGTCACTGACAGCCCTCTGAAAGCAGTAATCGGTGAAGGTTACAAGCCACAAGGCGACAAGCCAGCTGAACAAGCTGTTCCGAAGCCAGAGGTGACTCCGATTCCTCAGAAGGAAGACGAGTTTGATGAGGATATTCCCTTTTAATAGGGCTTGACTCAGGAAGGGCCAGCTGGTAAAGTGGCCCTCGTTCCTCGGGCATTGGCCCCATCTAAACAAACAAGGAGACTAGAATGAATTTCGACGTACGTAAGCCAGAGGCTGAGATTCACACAATTCAATTCGCAGAACGAGATTTCAACCGAGGCGAAGGCCCTAACTACATCCAAGGATTTTCAATCGAGCGTTGGAAGCAACGAAGTAAAGGCGAGAATAGTGTAGCCATCTCTGATGGTGGTGATTATGTTGTTATCAGCTCTGCTGAACACGCAGACAACTTGATCAAAGCTCTCCAGAAAGCCAAAGAGCTGGGATGGCTGAAATGAGCCTGCTTGGTGTAATTGGAGTTGTGCTGGTGATCTTGAAGCTTTGTGGGTTGATTGCCCTTAGCTGGGTTTGGGTGTTGGCCCCATTCTGGATTATCCCAATCATCTGGATCGTTTTCATTTGTCTGGGTGCAGCTTTCGTAGCTGTGGCAGATAGTAAAATTCACCGTCGTCGCCGGTAAGGAGTAAAAATGCAATTTAACGAACAAGAGCAGGCACTGTTTGATGCACTGGTCCCGCTGATCACTGCTCAAATGGCAGCCAATGACGCTGTCAAAGGCGCTAAAGATGCAGCAAAATATCACAAGAAAGACAACCCCGAGGGCCTTCCCGCAGCCCGAGTGAGTATCGTTGCCACTTGTGCAAAGATCGAAGCTGACGCTCAGTATGAAGAGTATGCAGAACGTACTGGTGATATCCAGAACACATACGAACGACTGACCGGCTACAATAAGTGATTAACAAGGGGCGCTTCGTGCGCCCCTTCTTGCATCTGGAGGTAATGAAATGTATTCAATCTGGTGTGAATGGGAGATTGGTCAGCAAGACCGCGTGTGGGTCACCCGAGAGTCTGCTGTTGCGTGGGCAAGAGAACAATTCAACAACTGGCTTGAGGTTGAGTGTGAAATGACCTACGAAGAGGTTTACGAAGAGGGTTTGATCGGTTTCACCAAACTGGAGGTGATGGGTGAATAATGATGCTCTGATTTGTGACGCAGATAGCATTGCATACAAGGCAGCCGCTGCAAACGAACGACGTCGTATCCGAACTGTGCACCAAGACACTGGCATCCCTGAAACATGGGACCATCGCACAGCATTCCGACAGTATCTGTCCACAACAAACCACACAGAAGACATGTACACCATTGAGGATATCCAAGAGCCAAAGCACTTGAGTTATGGTGAAAACCTTATCCGTGATATGCTCAAGGGCTACAGCATGCGTACAGGCATCTCCCGTAGGGAGATCTACATCAGCGGTGATGACAACTTCCGTGACCTGATCCCACTTCCAGAGGCTTACAAGCCTAGCGAAGTGAATAAGAAGAAGGGCACTGACCCTGTTTGGGCTGGTGCATACAAAGGCAAGCGAGAGGGCAACATTCGACCTGTACAGCTCAAAGAGCTCAGAGACTTCATGCAGCGTGAGTTGGGTGCTAAGCCTGTACATGGGCAGGAGGTGGATGATATGTCCTCTATTCGCGCTTACAGCGGCTTTAAGGGCGAAGGGAAGATTGTCCAAGTGACCTCTGACAAAGATGCCCTGCAATGCTCTGGCTGGCTGTTCAACCCTGACAAAGACAAAGCCCCACGGTTTATCCAAGGGTTCGGTGAGCTTCACCGTGAAATTAAGAAGGGTAAAGAAGCTGATGTTAAGGGTACAGGGCGTCTCTGGCTCTACTTCCAAGTGCTGTACGGTGACGACGTTGACTGTTACCACGCCGCAGACCTCTGGAAGATTGAAGAGGATAGGCAAGGAAGGAAGGCACAGTTTGGGGAAGTTGCTGCTTACAACCTCCTCAAGGATTGCACAAATGACCGTGAAGCCCTCAGAACTCTTGCCGCACAGTTTGAAGAGTGGTATCCAGAACCGGTACTGTACAAAGACTGCTTCGGACAAACACAACTCAAAGATTACATTGAAATCATGCAAGTGTATTTTGACTGTGCACATATGAGACGTTGGAGTGGTGATCGGATTAATGTACAAGAGATGTTGGCCAAGATGGGGGTGTTGTGATGTCTAAACGTATAGTAGGGGAAGACACTTGGGTTTCCAAGCCAAACAGTGATGTTATGTTCAGGTTGGCAACAGGCGAGTACGCAATTCAACATATACCATTTGAGTGGATTAATTGGGCCATCCTCTACACCAACAACCCTCACCAACTTGTGAAGGCTGGTGACCCAATGAAAATTGATTTGATTGCGTGTTTGTATGAGGCATCCAAAGCCTATGTAAGGAGTACCACGAGTGAGCTTTGAAGAGTGGTTCTTTGCACTTGTGGATTATTCCAGTCAATCTGGCACCTGTGGCATTACCGACCTTATTGTAAACTCACCATTCATGTATGAAGACTATCATGAATGTGGGATGACACCGGAGGAGGCATATCATGCCGAATGGGGTTAATGACTTGAGCTTTGAAGAGGCTGATAAACTCTTCTCTTACGACAGCACAACTGGAAACCTTATCAGAAAGGTTCGTGCAGGTAAGTGTCTTGCAGGCTCTGTCGCCGGAAATTCGAACGGTAAGGGGCACCTCAGGTTGCACTACAATAAAGTCCAATACTATGTACACAGGGTTTGCTGGCTCCTGTATTACGGCGAACCAGCGCCAAGACTCATTGACCATATCAACGGTAATGGGGAGGACAATAGGATTGATAATCTGAGGCTGGCAACAAACAGGCAGAACATGTACAATATGAAGCTCACAAAAAGGAACACATCTGGCGTCAAAGGTGTCAGCTGGCACAAGGCCACTTCAAAATGGCGAGCCACTATCTCTGAGAATGGTAGGCACAAACAGATCGGACTCTTTTCAAGTATCGAAGAGGCACGTGAAGCTATGGTAGCTTACCGTGAGAAGGCTCATAAGGGGTATTTTAATCATGGCTGAGTATCGTCCTTGGGAAATTTACCCTGAAATCTGGAAAACAGAGTCGGCTTGGTTATCTTGGATCAGGGGTGGGATTAGGAGGTATCTCTGGTCTAAGAACCCAGTGAAGTTGGAGTTTATGAAAGACCGTCGCGTGATGATCCCAAACCCCTCTACACGTAAAGGCGCTAAGGCTCAGGTATGGGGTGCACAGTGCGAAGAGTGTAATAAGCTTGTAACACAGAAAGAGATTGAAGTGGATCACAAGACAGGTGAACACAGCCTCAGAAAGTCATCTGACATTCAGGCGTTTGTGGAGGGCATTGTGTTCGTCAGGAAGGAAGACCTTGCAATCCTCTGCAAATCATGCCACAAGATCAAAACCTACTCAGAACGTCAAGGGATGAGTAAGGAAGACGCTGCACGTGAAAAAGAAGCAATTGCCATTTGCAAACAGCCTGCTGCTGTGGTAAAGTCGTGGCTTCTTCAACGCGGCATAGAGCCAGCACGAACTGTTGCTGAACGCCGAAAGCAAATTGTAGAAGCCCTGAAATAGGGCTTCATCCTAAAGGAGGTAAGTAATGCCAGTCAAACTCAGAATCAAAGGTACAGACAAATTTCTGCACATGAACAGTGGTAAGTATATCTGGAATGCTGCTGGTCACGCCAAGGCTTCCATGACCACCTCTGGTCTGTCCTACTCCAGCATGCGTGAACTTCTTGAAGTTTTCCCTGATCACCCATACCTTAAAGAGCGGCGCCAAAGCTATCGAAACAGCATTCCATTTGACAAAGTGTCTGACATTGTTGAGGTGATGGAGTACAAACTGGAGAAGCCGGGCTCGCTTAAGAAAGCTCTGGAGCTTATCTTCGACCTCCAAGACGCCTTGTTCCACACAGACATTGAGTCTCAGTACCCTGACCTCATTGCAGAGGCCAACCGTTTTAGAAAGGAGAACCAATAGTGGCAAAGAAAGTTAAGATTGGGCGTACACACGCTGTAATTGCAGATACACAGGCAAAACCCGGAGTAAGTCTTGACTATATGCGTTGGGTTGGTGAGTACCTTGTTGAGAAGCGTCCTGACGTCTGGATTCACATCGGTGATCACTATGACTTCCCAAGCCTGTCGAGCTACGATAAGGGTAAGCGAGTGATGGAAGGCCGTCGTTTGAAGGACGACATTGAAGCGGGTAACGAGGGTATGCGACTTCTGCTTGCTCCACTTCGTGCACTTCAAGAACGACAGCGTGCAAACAGAAAGAAAGTATATGATCCCGAACTCATCTTCATTCCGGGCAACCATGAAGAGCGCTTCAACCGTTACGCAAATGACAACCCAGAGCTTGATGGATTTGTTGGTGTAGATACCCTCCCACTTTCAGAAATGGGTTGGAAAGTGGGCGAGTTCTTGAAGCCTGTAAAGGTGGACGGCATCCACTATGTACATTACATCCAACACCCAATGAACGGCAAGGCTATGGGAGGCAAGGCTCTTAACATCCTCAAGCAAGTTGGTGACAGCTTCGTGATGGGTCATCGTCAAACTCTGGATATTGCTATCCTTGACAACCAACTGTGTGGTAAGATGAAGCTCGGCTTGATCAACGGTGCATGCTATGATCATGACGAAGAGTACAAAGGCCATCAGGGCAATGACCATTTCCGTGGCATCACGTTGATCCATGAAGTGAAAGATGGCTTTGGCCTTCCAATGCCTGTGTCCCTTAACTACCTCAAGGCGAAGTACGCCTAACCAATAGGGCGCTTAAGCGCCCTTTCTTTATAGGAGATATAAATGGAAGCACTTAATTTTGCATACTGGCTCCAAGGTTATGTAGAGATTAATGGACAAACTCCGAACGATGTACAGTGGCTCATCATCAAAGATCACCTTGCAAAAGTGTTTGACAAGCAGACCCCTAATCGAGATAATGGAGTCCAACAACCAGTGGATCTCAAATGGCCAAAAATTGTGCAAGATGAGGTTACACCCGGATGGATGCCACCAAGGGTAATTGACTGGACTAAAATTGGTCACACTCACACTGGAATTCCACCAGCAATTTGTTAAGGAGAAATGATGACCCAAGCAAATGGAGACGGGCTTATCCGCCCTGACGTATATCAAGCTGTACTCACTACAGTTGCAGAACTGTTTGATCGCTTTGATGGAGATGATGAGGCAGCCTTGTCCATCTACCTGAGCCTCAAAGTTGCAGCACAGACAATCGAAAAAGAGCTTGAGACTCTTGGAATTAAACCTGTGGAAGTGGAGGTGAAAGATGAGTAATAATCTTCCAAAATCGTTCTCGTTCCTTTATGGGGACAACGAAGTTTACCATGCAGAGCTTCTTGATGGTGGGTACATTGTAAGTTGGTATAAGTCAGAGGGCCATACAACCACCGATAAGATTGACTGGACAGTTGATCAGGTCACTCGCTTTGTTGATGATGGCGAATGGGCCATCATTGAATCCCCACAAAAAGTGGACAACACTGTCAACTGTCCAGATACGATTACACCAGCTGATGTAGAAGGTGTGTATCGACCTGACCTGACCACCCGAAAAGTTGGTAAGGTGAGGGTGGAGCTTGTAGACGATGGATTCCCTCTGGCACTTCGGGAAGTGGCCAAAGTGATGACTTGGGCACAAACTGCCAAAGGTTACAAAGACCACGACTGGCAGAACCTTCCGAACGCTGAGGTGGCTCTTGCTGCCGCTGCAAGCCGTCACCGTACAGACTACATCAAGCAACGTATCGTTGACAGCCTTGCACCAACTGATTGTGTGGATCATGAAAGCAAGATCGTGCACAAGGCTCACGAGGCATTCGGAGTGCTGGCCCAGCTGGAACTGCTGCTCCGTGGTGAGTTTGCAGAGGAGCGTTAACAAGTAGTTGACATATAGGGGAGGATTGGAGTACAATCTTCTCCCTCAACAACACAAGGAGATAATCATGTGGCAAGAATTTAAAACCGAGTGTGCCATTGGTCCATTTCTGATGACTCAGATCATGGAGCTGTATTGCTTCATGGCCATCGCTCTTTCCCATGTTGGAGTTTGGGCATGACCCCGGTACAAATCACAGCAAAAGTAATTGCCTACAGCCGCTGCAAACGCACAGGCCGTAAGATCGCAACCTTCGAGTTCTACTACCCCCGTTTCATTCACGGTGAACTGATGACTCATCGTCTGTTCTCCCGTAACGCTGCAAGCTCTCGTGCCATTCCAATCAAGAAAATGATTGAACAGGTGAAGACAAACCCTGCATTCCCGATTCATTGGGGGCGTAATCAGGCTGGTATGCAAGCTCAGGAAGAGCTTAACCCAATCCTCCGTAAGGTAGCCATCTACCTGTGGAAGAACGCAGCCCAGCTTGCCGCTGGGGCTGCTGAGGGTATGGATCGTATCGGTTTGCACAAGCAGGTGGTGAATCGTGTTCTGGAACCCTTCCAGATTATGAAGACTGTTGTTACATCGACATGCTGGGAAAACTGGAACTGGCTTCGCTTCCACAAGGATGCACAACCCGAGATCAAAGAGCTGGCCCGTGTTGCAATCGAAGCTCTGGATTCTGCTGAACCATTCGACCTTGAACCGGGTGACTGGCACCTTCCGTACATCTACACCGTGCGTGACCTTGAAGGGCGTATCCGCTACTTCGACAAGCCACTGGGTCTGATGACAGAGTACACTCTTGAAGACGCCTTGATGGTGAGTGCTTCGTGTTGTGCTCAGGTAAGTTTCCGTGCATTGAATGATGACTTGCAGAAAGCCAAGGACATTTACAAACGTCTGGTTGAGAGTGAACCTGTGCATGCCAGCCCGTTCGAACACCAAGCAACTCCGATTGACCTTGAGTTCTTCTGCTTCGACTGCCAAAGTTCAGGAGACGCTGACTGGCCAGCTGGTGTAACACACCTTGATCGACAAGGGCGTTTCTGGTCTGGTAACTTGCTTGGCTTCGTGCAACATCGTCAATTGATTCCGAATAACGTCAAGCAGGAGATGTAATTATGGCTGACAATAAACAACATAATAGCCCAGAGTATGCCCTGAGTTTTCATGATCTGTATTTGATTACAGGATTCAAAGAAGCTTACGAAAACGGCAACACCAAGTTTGTAGAAGCCACACTTCATACAAACGGATTTGACCTCACTAAGGGGTATGAACTTCACCGCTGCACACATAGAACAATCAACCGGATTGAGTTTACCGGTATTCGTGTTCAGGGCTTTGAGCGTACTGATAAAGCTTGGCTGGCCACTGGCTGTGCAAGTATGGACGCACGTATCGCTGCTGTAGGTGACAAGCACCTCCGCAAAGATCTTCGTGTAATGAGTTACCAAGGAACATCGGAGCGCTACGAATGACAGAAGCAACAACTGGGGCCGTACAGGCCCCTCTTGTTCAGACACCAGTGCTCGACAGCACAGGAGTGTTTGACTGGAACCGCAAGACACAGATTCAAACCCCAACCCTCTCTTACACACGTCACTACCCTGAGATTGTGAAGCTTGCAAACCAACAGCTTGAAGAAAAGCTGTGGTTCTCTAGCGAGATGATCGTAGAGCGTGATAAGATGCAGCTGCTGTACGAACTTAGCCCTGAACAACTCCACGCTGTTAAGACCGTGTTGCAGCTCTTCCTGCGTTATGAGTTGATTGTTGGTGAAGAGTTCTGGAACGGTATGGTAATTCGTGAGTTCCCACGGCCAGAGGTTAAGCTTGCTGCTTCCATCCTCGGCATGATGGAACTTGCTGTGCACGCTGAATTCTACAACCAGATCAACCAAGTGTTGGGAATGGACAAGGATGAGGATTATCTGGCGTTCGCTGACGATCCAGTTCTTGCTGCACGTGTAGAATGGCTTGATAAGGTGTTGTCTGGTGAAGACAAAGTGTTGTCCACTATCGTGTTCAGCATGACAGAGACAGCTCTGTTGTTCTCCTCGTTCGCCATTCTTAAGTCGTTCCAGTCAAATGGTCACAATGAAATCTCTGTGATTGCTCGTGGTGCAAACCAGAGTGCTGTTGACGAAGACTTGCACGGCGTCATGTCGGCTGAGATTATCAACCAACGGTACAGAGAGCTTGGAAGGCCACTTAAAGAAGATACAGAACGTGTGGTCAAGATTTACGAGGCTGTGAATTATGCTTACGAGCATGAATGCCGAATCATCGATATGGCGTTCCTCACTGATAAGCTGAACGGCATGACAAAAGAAGACTTCAAAGCCTTCGTTCGCTATCGTCTGAATATCTTCCTTACTCGAATCGGACTTGATCCTGCGTTTGAGGACGATGAAACCCCAATCAAAGATTGGTTTGAAATGAACACCTACGCCTATAAGATGGTTGACTTCTTCTCAAGTGGCATGGGAATGGAATACGAAATGGGCTGGAAGGAAGAATGCTTCTCGGCTGCTTGGACAGAGGAACAGTAATGACAGTAGACTATAGTGCACAACGTAAACAGGCAATCATTGACGGTGAGTGCCCAAGCTGGTACACCACTGGTGGATTCCAGTTGTTCATGAAACGCTATAGCCACAAGGGGGAATCGGTGAGAAGCCGGTTCCAAACCCTTGCAAGGACTATGGCAAAACACGCACCAACAATTACACCAACATGGTGGAATGAAGATCCTTACACCAAGGGTTTGAGTTGGGAGCAGGTGTTCTTTAACACCCTGTGGGATGGCTTTATCAGCCCGTCTACGCCAATGCTGGCGAACGCTGGCTTGCGTCATCAAGGCACTACAGTGAGCTGTGCTGGTGGTGTAATCAACAACAACCTGTATGACCGCTACCACATGATGACTGAGATTGCAATCCTTACAAAGCACTCTCACGGTACGTCATTCTCGTTGAACGCATGGCCACACGAAGGCCAGAAGATCCGTGGTGGCTATTCGAAAGGTGTAATGCCAATCGTCCACGACACTATTGATGTGATGGAGGACGTGGCTCAAGGCCCGCGTGCTGGTTCCTGTGCATACTCTATCAGCCCATTCCATGGCGATGCTGAGAAAGTGGCTGATCACCTGTACAACCGTACAGAGAGTAACAACGTAGGTTGGTTGCTGTGCGATAAGTGGCAAGAAGAGATGAAAGCCAAGAACCCGAAAGTGTTGAAGTTCTGGAACCGAATCCTCTGGATCAAGATGGTGAGGGGTAAGGGCTATTTCACCTTCATTGATAAGATGAACCGTCACTTGGCGAAAGCGTTTAAGCGTATGGGCTTGCGCGTCGAAGCAAGCAACCTCTGCCAAGAAACCTGCTTGCCGTCTTCGGACTTGTACACGTTCTCTTGCGTAATCCTCAACTACAACCTTGAGCTGTACCGTACATGGCCTAAGCGTTTGGTGTTCATTGGTCAAGTGATGTCTGACTGCAACATCAGTGAATACATCGAAACCATGGAAGAGACTCTGTCCGAGCAAGACCGCCGTGCAATGGCCAAGATCATGAAATTCACTAAAGAATTCCGTGCACTTGGGTCTGGTGTGCTTGGCTTCCACACACTGCTCCAACGTGAGCGTATGAGTGTGTCGAGCATGGAGGCTATGTTCTTGAACACCCAAATCTTCAAAGGCATGAAGAAGCAAGCCTACGAAGCCACAGAGTGGTTGGCAGTGGTGCTGGGAGAGCCTGAGGGCTGCAAAGGGCTGGGGCAACGTAATGCCACTACAATGATGATGCCTCCGACCAAATCGACGGCAGAGCTGATGGCAGGGGCTTCTGAGGGCATTGGGTTGGATGTTGCCATGGCATTTACCAAGCAATCTGCTGGTGGCGAATTCTTCCGTGTGAACAAGGTGTTGCTGGAGATCATCAAAGAGCGTGGCCTTGATTTCGACGTATGCGTCAAGCAAATCATTGATGCGGGTGGCTCTGTTCAGAAGGTGGATTGGCTGGACGATGAAGAGAAGGCTGTGTTCCGTACAGCGTTTGAGATTCCAATGGAAGATCACTTGCGTCTGTGCTCTCAACGTCAGAAATACATCGACCAAGCACAAAGTATCAACCTCTACTTCACTTCAAACGACAGTGAAGAATACATCAGCCGCATTCACAAGATGGCAATGGAAGATGAGGGAATTCTTTCCCTGTATTACATCTACTCCAAGCGTGGGGCTGGTGATATTTCTCGTGTTGAATCTTGCGAGATGTGTATGTAACGTGGTATAATTGGGGCAGGCAATACTGCCCCTTCACACAAGGAACAGACAATGACTCCAGTAATCACAGTAACAACCCTACCAACCAGTGGCCTATTTACAGTCACTACAAGCGACACTGGCACCAACTTCAAGATGCTTGGGGACGCTTCCATCCCTGACTTCAACTTCGATGTGACTCCTGTACAGAGCCGTGTAATCGCCAACGGCATGTACACAGGAGAAAACGCCCGTGACCTTGAAACGAAGCGTACAAACCAAGCCTACTTCGAAACTGAGATGGGTGCAGAGCTTCTGGCTTGGAACAGCCAAGCACTTGTCAAGGATGCCAATTTCGACTACGTGCAAACGACAACAAAACTTGCTTTCGAATCTTACGTAAAAGGTCTTGACGGCCACCCGTAAGCTGAGTAGACTAGCCTCCATTACGAAGACACAACGTCTTCCACAATGGAGGCTATTTTTATGGGTGTATTCGAGAAATACTATATGTTCAGTGCCGCATCGGAGCGTGTCTCACACCTCCTTGCATCCGGTAAATGTGTAAAAGCTTGGCGTGACATTGAAGATGGATCGCCTGTTTGGAAGGTGGAGTGGAACATACTCGTAGAGTTGACAGTGCTTGGTAAGGCCAAGCCTCACCCTGAATGTCACCCAACGGGCAGGCTTCCAACTGATGTTCTGGCCTGACAAGAACATCAAATACATAACACTTTGTGCACCTCGTGAGGGTGATGCACTGTTTGTTGACGGAAACAACGTAACACTTAAGGGTGTTGTCCAAGTGTTAAAGAGCTTGACAGACGGAGGTGGCACCACATACACTACAGACTACTTCAAGGCATGGGCATAAAGGAGAAAAGGAATGAACAAATTTACTGTAGGCGACAAAGTGAAAATTATCTATCCTTCAACTTTCTTCGGGAAAGTTGGCGTCGTTGCCGAGAACACCATTGGGGCTGGAGGTGTGCAGATGGTTCGGGTGCAGCTTGGCGATGGAGACTTTACCCGATGGCTGGCAACATCTCTTGAGTTGATCGAGCCCGTAAAATCTGTCCCAGTGGGCTTCCTGTCAAGCTTGGAACAAGAGCTTGTGCAAGCTGCTATTGAATTGCACGAAGCACGAGATAAATTCCAAAAAGCGCTTGACGCAGTGAAAGCAGCAAAGTAAGATACACAACATCAAACACAGACAGGGGATTCAGATGCGTGAACAAATGAATTGTAATCAGTTCAATCATGCCAAGCGGGCTGGGATGGTTTACCGAATCGTAAAGCTTACAGAGGACGGACACGTTGTAATCGACATTCTCAAGGATCGTAATAGTGATCACCTCGGGACTAAAGTTATCCCATTCACCGCCCTTATGGGTCAAATTGTAATCAAATAAGGAGAGTTTCATGTTCTTGGCCCTGATCGTTTACCTCACTATGGTTGTCATGCCCTTCATCATTTCGCTTGGCGGTGCTGCACTCTTCGTGACGGCGATTGTCACCGCTATTCTCGGGTTGCTCTGGTTGTTCAGTGAGGGTGAGCTCAAATACATCAAGCTCTGGTTCAAGAGCGGCTGGTTGAAGCTTTGCGTAGCTCTGGTCATCATCGGTGCATTGACCCCGAACAAGGAAGTGACTTGGTATATGATCGGTGCCTACGCTGCTGAGAAAGTGGCCACCGCTGATGCAACCAAGCAGATTGCTGGTGAAACCTACGACATGTTCCGTGACCTGATCAAGAAGGCACGTGAGAACATCAATGAAACTGATGCTGCCAAGTTGAAAGAGAAGGCCGGTGTTGCGGTGGAAGGTGCAACGAAAGCACTTGACAACGCAAACAAAGCTCTGGATAATGCCCAGCAACAACTGAACAAACAAGGAGAAATGAAATGAGTAAGTTTGAATTCCAACTGCACCAGCGGTTCACGGTGTCCTGCCGCAACCGTGGCGAGACAATGGCCGCACGTGAGTGCCTTCGCAACCTCGGCTATACTGTCTTCTATAGCTTTGCAGAGGATTCGGTAGAGGATATGGAGGGTGGCCTCGTAACTTTCGACCTTGACGATATCTTCCGTGGTAGCACCAAAGAAGAGTTGCACTTCGATACACTGGGTGATATGCTCGCCTACCATTACGACAACAAGAATACTGAAAAGCTTCGTCGTATCCAACAGCTGAAAGAAGAACTCGAAGAATTGGAGGCATCGCTGTGATTTACATTATCTACGGTAAGAAGGATTGTGCCGCCTGCGACCAAGCTCAACGTCTTATGGAGCAGAAAGGTGTGAAGCACAACGTGATGAAGCTGGACGAAGATTACGACATGGAGCATCTGATGGATGTGTGCGAGACTTTGGAGTGCGTCCCTCCACGCAGCTTCCCGTTCATCGTACGGGCCCTCGGCCTCCCTGAGGGTGAAGGTGACTACGCACTGACTCTTGAAGCTTTGCGGATTGAGTTGAAGTGATTGACGCACTGAAAGTGCAACTGGCAAAGAACATTGCACAGTGGGCAAAAGACAACAATATGACTCAGGCTGAGGTGGCTGTGTTTCTTAACACCACACAGCCTCGGGTAAACCTGATCGTAAACCTCAAGCTCAAAGGCATCAGCCTTGATGCTCTTCTTATGTACACCAAAGAGCTGGGTTTCGTTGTAACACTTAACATAGAATAAGGAGTAGTTATGTCTCAAGCATCTGAACTGGGTATCGTAAAAGGCGTTAAAGTGCTGATCACGGCCCAACATAAGCCAGCAGACCTCATTGCAGTACACAAGTTTAAAATTGGTCAGGTAGTGACCCTTAAACGAGATGATGGCTCTTTCGCCCCATTGTTCACTGACGGCAAGAATGAGTGGTTTGTTCGCCTTGACTGTGTAACCAAGGTTGATGAAAGTGTTGGTCCTAAGTCAAATCGGGACGTAAAATGGTCCGATGCACCACATGGTGCAACCCATTACAGCGGCTATGCTGGTCACACTAATCGCTGGCACAAGCTTGATGCAGAGGGTAACTGGTACTTCTACCGGGAGAAATTCCTTACCCAAGATCGTGGACTTGAGTGGGTTGGCCCTTACATCAATGCATACCCCGAAACTCAGGAACCTATCCCAACATCAGTAGAGAAGGTGTTGAGCAATCTCCAGAGCGTACTGGACAAGGTACAGAAACGTCTTACTCGCACTGGCAGTAAGAAAGGTCGTGCAGAGAAGCGACTGGCTGAGGTGAATAAAGCCTTCGATGGCTTGCAGAAAGAGCAAGAAACCCTTAAGCAACAGATTGCTGAGGCGAAAGCGGTGATTGCCACTGCCCCTGCGGAGGTGGTCGAGTATTACACTCTGGAGCAGATCTACCAGATCAGCAAAGATCCAAGTCAATGGAAGGTCGGTATGAAGGTGAAGAGTGTAAACGATTCCGAGACTGATATCGAGATCGGTGACGTGTTCACACTCACAGACGATGCCGACGACAGCAATATGATCCATTTCCGTGATAACGCAGATGATCCTCGTTATCGGGATGGCGATGATTACGAATTGGTGTGGGTTGATCTGGTGGGTAAGCGAGTGATTAAGTGATTGACACTGAGCGTTAGACTGTGCTACTATATGGTGAGAGTAAAGGATTACTCTTTACAACAATAGGAGGCATGACTAATGCTCAATGAGAGAGAACGCTCTCACCTAGAGGACACAAGTTCAAGGGATTTGAAGGCCGAATATTCGGCTCTTAAAGCTGAGATGGATGTCACTTACAAGGCTCCACGTAGGCAATGGATTGCTGACAGAATGGCTTTTATTGAGGTTCTTCTAGCTGAACGTTCCAACCCCTAGCCCGCCATGTGCGGGCTTTCTTTTGCCTGTAGAAAAGTGATTTAGTGGTTGACAACATATCTGCACCCTGTATACTACCCACACAACGAAGCGATAACTGAGTACATCAATCAAACAACGGAGTTACACAAATGGACGCAGCAGCATTTCAGTCAGTAGAGTGGGAAGCACGTAGTTGGTGCGAGAGTGTAGGAGGCCTCTACTCGAATGGTAAGCGCGGCCGCATCTGTTATGATGTAAAAACTTACACACAACGCGGTAAGTTTCTGATCGAAGACAGTAGACAGGACAAGAGAATCTCTGTTAAGATCACCAACTACGAGACTGGAGAGGTTACACTGTTTGCAGCACCACGTATAGAGGGCGCAGAATCAACTCCAGTTCACAAGTTCTTCTACGAGGGTAAATGGTAATGGACCGCCAAGCACAGAAGACCATCATGTACGGACTTCACTACGGCATGAATGGTAAGAGCAGTTTTATGCAAGCTTACATCGAAGAGCTTGCAGCAAGTGCTGCAAGCATGGCTATGGCCAAGAGCACCGGAATTGGTTACATCAGCCTTGAGAGCCCAGACTTCTCCAATCTTGAACTTCGCTGCATGAGCCACCATGATGAAGTGCAGTGGGATATTGCACCGGGTCTGTACCCTGAACGCCAGTTTACTGGCAACCAACGTGGCCGTCACTGGGACAGAAAGCGCCGTGAGGGTGTAAAGGTTAAGAAAGATCCGCATGAGGTTATGGCTTTCGCATTGCACGATCAGATGATGCGAGAGCGTGTCGGAGAATTTCACAACCCGGTGCACAAGATGGGTGAAATCACAAAGGCACCTCACCGAAAAACAATCCCTTGCCAAGTGGTGGAAGCTGGTGGTATGATCACCCTTCAAAACAAAAGCTGGTGGGGCATCTCACCTAAATTCTGGAGCTAATAAAGGAGAATTTTATGGAATACCAAAAGGGCGATATCGTTACCGTCACTGACTCGGGACGCTGCTACTCCACTTACAAGGGAGCAGCCTTAAGGATGGGGTTTTCAGCAGCTTGGGCAGACGGCGGGGTGTCCCACCAATGCAAAGATGGTGAGGTATTCAAGGTAGTTGGCTTCACACGGCACGAGGATGGTGATACTTTGATTCTTGGCTTGGAGCCTTACGGGGACGGCCCACATCTCTCAAACTTCGTACTCATCTCCTCTGGGGGCGTTACTCGGACAGAAATTGTGCCACCATCAAATCGTCAGATGGTGGATTACGCCAAAGGCATTATCCGAATGGATTCCGAACTCCAAGAGCTTCGTGAGGAAGTGGAGAAACTTCGTGAATTCAAACGCATTGTAATGGAGGCCGCAAAATGATCAAGATCGAATCCCAAATCTGGAGTGTAGTTGACCAGAACCGTACGCCATTGGCGTATATGACCCAAGTGACTACAAAGAAAGATGGCAGCCCTGATGCTGCCACATCTAAGAAGATGGAGACAGGGCGTAAGTGGGCAAGAAACGGTGCTCACCAGCCGACCAAGTATGAGGACGGTAAGTGGGTGTATGATGGCCCGAAAATCCCTGCAAACGAAGGTATTGAAACCTTCTATGACAACATCCCAGTGAAAGGTTTTAAGGTTGTTGGGCAGGCGGGCCGTTGGACTACTGAGGCCACATACATTGAAATTGAAGATCCGCGTGGATTCAAGGTGCAGGTGGAAGTGGGCAACCTCACCACTCTGATGCAGTACTGCACCATCATCAATGGTGTGATTCAGGAAGAGTGCGTATGGGGTACAGACAACAAGCATGTACTGCTTCCTGTGCACACCGAAGAGTACCGTAAGGCAGTGGTCAAGATCGAGAAAGTGCAAGAAGCCTTGAAGATCAAAGATTTGATGCCGGGCGATTGGGTGAAGTTACACACCTTTGGCCGTGAGAGTAAGGAAGTCCAGTTCTTGGGCATGGTGAAGCTTGAGTGGACTCAGCATCGACAGTTGTATGACACTGAGTACCAACGAAACCAAAGCCGCTACTACGGTGGCCGTTATACCCAACAAGTTAACATCCGTGATGACGGCACCGAGACTCTGAAAGACAGCCAGTGGGTTGGCTTGTTTGCAAGTGACATCGTGACAACCCAAATCAAAGTTGGGGAGTACCCCGGTGGCCAACCTAAGTATGAATACGGGCCTAAAGAGCCGGGTATTGTGATCGAAAACAACAGCGTCAAGATCACTGAACGCCGTGAAGGTGTGGTTGGCCCTGAGTATGCAAACTTGGATGTTGCACTGTCCAAGCACATCTACTACAATGATGGACGAGGTGACTGCCCTGAGCGGGTGAAGAAGCTGTACGAGAAACAAGACTGCATTCGTAACAGCTACGAAGGGCCTCGCAAAGGACTTACTCAATCAACTTACTCCTGCAAGGTGTACAAGAAAGCTTAATTATTGGTTGCACTGTAATTATTTCCGTGCGATTATTGGTGCCACCCTTATTTATTCGCTGCGATTATTTTCCGTGCGATTCTAGGGGTGGCCCTATAAGCTTGATTTTAAAAGGAGAGTTGTGATGCGTGAGTTTGCTATCTTTGTTTCAGTGCTGTTTGGTGTATTCCTGTTCCTGTGGGGTGTTGTAGGCTTTATCCCTTTCAGCTGGGACTTGACGCTCTGGAGTTCAGGAGGCCGCCTGTTCTTCGTGGTGTGCTGGCTGTTCATCGGTATACCAGCATCCGCAGGTGCTGTAGACAACAGTGTAAAGAAAGCCAGCAAGAGGTAGTCAGGAACCTCGTGAACAACTGCATTGAAAGAAGGAGCCCCGCCAAGTGTGGGGCTTTTCTTTGTCTGTGGAAAATTAGGAACTCGACAGATTTTTAGAACTGGGGCGATTTTAAAATTTGGGAACTGGACAGTTTTTCACAGGGGGAGCGGAGATATTTCTGGGAGGGTTGAGATAGTTAGCGAGCTACTCAATTTCGATAGGAGGCTAACTATTTTAGTTAGCGAGCTAAGCATTGTTCCACGGAGATTCCTGAGTGTTCCACGTTTTCGACCAGAAACTAGGATCGAGTCACACTTTGGAGCTAGCAAGTCTCGTGCCAACATAAAGACGGCAGGCACAAACAAGCCTCGCATTGGCTGCGCTTAGGCGAATGGGCACCGACCCCGTCGAGGGCCAGCTTTGAAACGTGCTGCCAGTTTACACCAACGGAATACCCTGTCAACTACCAAATCACATTCATTTTTATGACCTAGCAAAGTCCGTGCCACACTAAATCTCGGGCACCCTCCCTGTTTGTCTCCGGTGGTCGTACTCCGTACTCCGTACTCCGTTGCCCGCTGTGGCCATTATACTAGGCACAAACAGCGAAAACAAGCCTTTGTGCAAACAAATGTTGGCATTGTATTTGCTACGCGTGTGCGCGTTCCTTTATAGGTAGATTCTCTAAATCTTTTTGAAAATAGTTGTTGACGTGTTCTCTAGACGGTGTAGAATGACCACATCAGAAACGAACACGGAATAAATCACATGAAGCATTACAACGACACCGCAATCATCGCAATCGCTGTTCAGTATCGTGAAACTGCTGAATGGGCTGACGGGTGTGAAGGTGACTACACTTGTGCAAGCTGGTCACTCGCAGCAATCGAAGAGGCAAAGGAAGTTGCTGCAAAGTTTGTTTCCGATGCTGCTGAAATCCTTGAACGTCTTGACCTTGATTGGTCGGATATCGGTCACAACCTCTGGCTTTCCCGTAACGGGCACGGGACGGGTTTTTGGGATCGTGGTTGGGGTGACGTTGGCGACAAGCTTCACGAGATTGCAAAGGCGATGGGGCCACGTTCCATCTATGCAGAGAATGACGAAATCTTCTTTGATATCGGTTGACAGCTTATCAGAACCCTGTAGAATATACCTCATCAAGACAACGGAGATGCAAATGAATAAGGCAGACGCGGCTCGCATCCTCATCCAAGAGCTGGAAAAGTGGGGACTACGGGCTCAAGGTTGGAAAGGTGTATTCAATAATCGCACCACTCGCCGTCTGGGCCAGTGCTGCTACACTAAGAAGCAAATCGAGCTTGGCACCTTCTACGTTGAGAACAACAGCGAAGAGCTGGTAGTGGATACGATCAAGCATGAAGTGGCACACGCTCTGGCAGGGCCGGGTCACGGTCACGGGCCAGTGTGGAAACAGTGGTGCCTTAAAACTGGTGCACACCCTGTTGCACGTTGGAAGGGGCCAGACGTTGGCCTTGTTGTAAAGCCTAACAAATACCGCTTGGCAATCAAAAATCCAGATGGTACAGTAGAGCTGCTTAGCAAGACAACGAACCGCCGCACCAATATGGCAGGCCGTTACCTGCTGAGCCGTCCAAAGGACGAAACACTTGACCGCCTTTTCTGGGTAGAAAACAAATGAATCTGAGTAAGGAGTTGACAACATGACACGAAACATTGACAATAGCCATGTACCAGACGGTTACCGCTTCACTGCACAAGGTGACGACCATGAGATCGTATATACGATCAAACGTGGTGAAGATGGTAAGATCGTGATTCACTGGGAAGAGCACGGAGTGGCCGATTTCCTCGACGATTGCGAATGGTTCGTGCACCAGTACTACGGAACAGACAATTGGTGTACGGTTGAGTAAAGCTTTTAACAAATGCTGTTGACAAGGTTAGCAGCATTGATTAGAATCTTTACCACACAAGGCAATCAAGCCTACAACGGAGAGTATCATGCAAATTCAATTCAAATCCCGTTCTGCTGCCCGTGCGTTCGGCAAAGCTGTAGATAACGGTGCGATGGCCGTACGTCGCTGGGGTGTAGACGTTCACGCCAGCAGCCGCCAACGTAAAGAAGTGATGAGCACCGTGCACAATATCAGTGGCTCACCCGTTCTGGTGATCCGCAAGGGGGCTAAGTAATGGCGCTCCCAAAAGTTCGCCGCACTTCCAAGGTACTGCGTGCCGCCCTTTCAAGCCCAGCCTACAGACCGGGCAGCTACCTGTGCCACGTACTTGACGGTATGTTTGCAGAAGGTAAGTTGTCGAACGCTGAGCGTGAAAACGCCAAGCGTGAAATCTCAAATGAAATGGGCGCCCACTATGAACACAAAGTGGGCGGGGTGAACACCTCAATCTCCATTAGTGGCCTTCTGGCTCGCACTGACCCAGAGTTCAAACAGATGAGGGCAGAAGGTGGCCTTACCTGCCCAAAATGCCATGCCTACAAAGTGCAGTGGTTCGAAGTCCTGATCAAACAACTGTACAACCGAGGGCAATAAGGCACAAATAAAAGCTTGACACCTAGCCACAACGCTGTAGAATGACAAACATCAGAAAGCAACGGAGTAACACAAAAAAAAAATGGCAGTCGTAACTATCGAACGTAAGCGCGCAATTCTCGACTCTGCAAAAGGTCAGATGTTTGCTGTTGAATTCGTGAAGAAAGACGGCAGCATCCGTAAGATGCAGTGCAAGAAGTTTGTAGAGCGTATGCTCGCAAGCGGTGACAAGAACAAGCGTGAAAAGTCCACTACTGCACACAAGCCAGAGCTTTACACTGTAGCGGATGTTGGTGCGGCTGACGCATTCCGTACTATCAATCTCGACACCCTCACCTATGCAAAGGTAGCCGGTATTGAGTATCGATTCGACAAACAAACTAAAGAGGGTTGAGACATGGCAACTGCAATCAAAAACCCTGATCGTACAGTAGTTGTGGAAGCTGGCAGCGTAACACTCAATCTGTCCGCACATGAAGCTGAATTGCTGCTTAATGTGGTGGGTCAGTTCAACTACGGTGGCGGCATGAGTGCCATCTATGAAGCCCTCCGCGCTGCTGGGGTGTGCCGTAAAAGCTTGGGCTGGCAGGTGCAACTTGCCAATACCGGGCAGTATGCTGGTGTCCTCACACTGGCACCACGTAAGTAGAAAATTTGTTATAGGGATTGCTTGACAGCAGTCCTTATAGCAGACATACTACACACCTCTACACACACAAAGGAAGAAACAAAATGCGTCAACTCAAAGCCTCGGACTTCGCAAGCGACCGTGAATACCGCGCAGCACAGAAAGAACTGCGTAAAGCTGACAAGTCGAAACGTGCTGGCCGTGACATTCGCCGCCAAACTGAACAAGGGGAGTAATTATGCAACTGACCAAACATCAAGCAACTCCAGCAGTAACTGAAATTGTAACTGTAACAGAAGCCAAGCCCGCTACCTTTGACCTCACAGGTTTGAGTGAAGCGCAGTTGGCCGTGTTGATCATGTCCGTTGCACGCACTTGCGGTGACAACAAGCAGAGCTATGCCCTTTATGAGGGTATGAGGAAGTTGGCGGGACTTCCCAATAACTTCTTTTTCGACCTGAACAAGAGTCCCAGTAACGGAGGCCAGAATCTTGAAATCACTAAAACCCACGTGGATAACTGCGTGGCGGAATTCGGCAAAGAGTTTTAACAAGGAGAAAGAATGTGGAAGTAGTCAAGAACAAAGCCCGTGCTGCGGTAACCGAGTTGGTGGTTATCTCAGAAGCCAAGCCAGAAACTTTCGACATTCTGGGCCTTACGGCTGAACAGATGGCCCTGCTTGTCATTCTGACAGGATGCTCGGTTCACCCTGTGAAAGGGGACATTTACATGTCCCTTGTCGAAGCCTTGGGGGTCAGCAATGCCAGCGTGTGCAATGCAACGGACGGTTTTAAAGTCTCACCAAAGGTGGAGGCCGGTTGGGTAACCGCCGAACATATCAACTACCTGCTGAACTCTCGATAATGCCCAAGCCCCGGTTAACACCGGGGCATTTTTACACCTGAGGACTATGTATGGCCAGACGTCAACGCTTGCCCAGTTGGGTTGAGAATGCAAAAGAGCCCAAGCCACCAAAGCCCCTACGCTATCGGATAGACCCAACGGCAGAACAGGCAGACCACTTAGACAAGCTGTTGTCAGAGCTTGAGTCTCAGTCTGGCCAGATGGATGCGGATGACTACTTTGACCTTAGGGCAATCTTAGAGGGTAGGCAGCAGGCGTTAGCTAAGCGTATCGCCAAGCTCAAAGGGCCTGAGCCTGTGCAGATTGATTGCACGCACAAGGTGCCATGGTCTGCCCGTGTACGGATGGCGATGCCAAGGCTTACCCCAAGCCAGTTCAAGTGGGCTCTGGGGTGTGTGGTTGTGCTTTGGTTTATACAGAAAAATATCTAAAATAATTCGCACAGGTGCTTGACGTCCTAAACCAATCCTGTAGAATGGGCGTCAAGAAAGGGGGTAAGCCCCAAGCCACTGAAAGGAACGACGCAATGAACTACCATCTGACTCCAGTTTCCAGCAACGTTAAGACCGGTCCAATTCCAGTGTCCACTTCTCACAAAGACACTTGCCCAGATGCTTGCCCTCTAAAGGCAAAGGGTTGCTACGCCTCGGGCGGTCCGTCTAACATCCACTGGAAGGCAGTGACTGAGGGCAAACGTGGCACCGACTGGGGACACTTCCTACTGGCAGTGCGTGCCATTCGCAAGGGTAGCCTGTGGCGCCATAATCAGGCTGGTGACTTGCCGGGCTTCAAAACATTCAACGGTGTTGACACTCTCGACGCCTCTAAGGTTGGCGAGCTGGTAAGGGCGAACAAAGGCCGCAAGGGTTTCACTTACACGCATTACAATGTGATTGGCGGCCACGGTGACACTGTAGCCAACTTGAACCGAGAGGTTATCAAGTCCGCAAACATCGAAGGTTTCACTGTCAACCTTTCCGGCAACAACATGCAACATGCCGACGAATTGAAAGCTTTGAATATCGCCCCGGTTGTCGTTATCATGCCATTGGCTGAGGATAATCCAAAGGTACGCTACACCCCAGCTGGCAACAAAGTTGTACGTTGCCCGGCTGAATACAACGACAAAGTAAGCTGTGCAACTTGCGGGCTTTGCCAAGTGTCCCAAAGGTATTATATCATCGGCTTTACAGCCCATGGTGTAAGCAAGAAACATGTATCTTTGATTGCCAAGGGGTAAGTTATGAAAGTTAAAGTTCAAAATCTTAAAGTTGGTGAGGAAGTTAACGTGCAAATGCTGTGGGATAGCAGACCATGTAAGTTTAAATTACGTATCATTGAAATCGAACGTAAAGATTACGGGTACGCTCACAGTAACGAACTTACACTTGAAAGTGTGGAGGGCCACATAACTCGTAAGTGGTGGTTTGATGATGATTTGGTGGATAAGGTTGTATGAACAAAAGTGTATATGCTGCGCTTAACCAGTGCAGCACCACTGGGCTTGAGCGTCTGGTAAAGCAAGCCACCATGCCAGACGCCAGTGTTATCAGGCTTTTCAAGGATCACAAGGGCTGGCATAGAGTTGTAGGTTTTAAATCAGTTGCGCACAGTGTAGGATTCTCTGGTATAATTGTAATGCCAGACGGAGAAATCTACTATAAAGAAACTTGCCCCGCGATGCGTGGAAAGGGATATACAAGGCAACTACAAGCAATGTTAACCATGTGGGGTGTAAGTTGGTATCCCTCACAATATCAAACTAAGGCAGGTGCAGCCTGTTATAAGGAGAAAGTATGAGTAAGTGGGTTAAAGAAATCAAAGCAACTCTACCGGGTTGGACCGTGGACGAAAGCAATCGAAAGCATTTGAAACTCACACACCCAAACGCGGCCAAGCCAGTGTTTGCAAGTCGAAGCCCGAGTGATCATCGGACAATCAAAAATCTGCAGTGTCATTGCAAGCACGCTCTTATGGGGATCAGCTAATGGATATGAGCAAGAAACCTACCGATGTTAGCGAACTGGAGTTCATTGTGGGCCACTATTGCAAACGTGTGGCCGAATTCCTTGCACTGTGCGGTGCCATGATTGCTTTGCAAGCTGTGCTTTCAATACTCAATCCGGCCAACCCTCCAGACGTTCCAGTCGCCGATCACGAAAGGGCAAAGCGCATCTACCTTGCCTGCGTCAGAAGCACTAAAAACCTTCTGGGCTATGAGTGGAATATGGCCATCAAAGCTTGTGCAGCAAAACATGCAGATTCTTTGTATAGACCTATTGACTTGCCACCCCGATAGCGTAGAATGGCAGCCACAAGGGAGCACAAAGCTCCCTACACCAAAAGGCAGAGTATCATGGCAATCGTCACCCACGGCACTACACTGGCAGGCTTCAAAGCTATCATGTCCAAAGAAGGCAAGAGCCTAGTCCACGCCCCTTGGACTGTCAGCGATAACGACGGCATCATGTACTTTTACGACGCCAACTCTACAGGCGGTGATCACGGGTACTGCCCAGAGGACGAGGCTGACGATTGCCGCACGGCTGCTGCAAACCAGTCATTCGAAGCTGCCCGACTGCAATACGCTGCAAAAGGTCAAGGTGGTTTGGTTGTTGTTTTGGTGTGTGACATTCCAGACGACAAACTAGATCTTGATTATAGTTGCCATGGTGACAGCGACCGTATGCCTAACGCACGTTCTATTGCATGTGAAAGCTTTGATCCATCTTGGATTGTAGAGATCCGCACTGAAACCTTTGATCAATGGGACTGTATCCCAGCCCTGCTTTGCGTCTGGGATAATACACTGTTCAATAAGGAAGAGATCCCGCAAGGTTTGGCCACCACTGTTGATATTATGCACGAAGCTGGCAGTAACTACGCCTTGATTGAATCGCTGTATGACTTCGAGCTTCGCACAGTGGATATGGAAGAATTCATTCACGAAAACGCTTGACTCTCAAGCTGGCCCCTGTAAAATGGGGCCATACACAAACGGAGCGGCAGGAATGGATTACAAAGAAGCATGGCTAGTGGCCGGGGCGCATGCCCAAGCTGGTCAACGTTGCAAACTCTTCAAACACAATGGCAAATGGCACGTGGAGCTTAACTAATGTACGATCATCACCTAATCCAGCAATTTGAAGCAATGAAAGGTCAGCCCGTATTCATCGAAGTGTGGCGCCAATCCATACGTGATCTTGTGGATTGTTACGACCGTGGCGAGATTGGTGGGGACGTTTACGCCTACGGCTGCCGCCTGTTGCTCAAGGTGAAGCCGTGAAGCTTGAAATCAGGTTGCACCATGATAGCCGTGCAAAGCACAACCTGAGGCTGACAGTGGCAAAGACCGGTAATCCGCCCTTCGTGAGGGCCACACCATTAGACAAAGCCCATGCAAAACAAATCAAAGAACGCTTTGAGGCATGGGCAAAGCAAGGCTGGCCATATGAGCCAAGCGATAACGTCCCGGCCTATATGGTCAAAACATCTAATTTAGTGAGGTGATATATGCTTCTCTTGTCTTGTGTAATGTTTGTTGTCTCTGGTGTCACCTGCATGGTCAGTAAAGGTTTTGGCTCTGGTGTGTGGTGCTCTGGTGCCATTGTTTGGTTCTTCAATATGCTTTCGTATGGGGGTTTCTAAATGCAAAAGATTGAGCGTGGTTTTGAGGCTTTCATTGGTGAAACTGTTGTTGGCGTGGACACCAGTTCAATCAACGTCACACACTTCCATTGTGAGAGCGGCAAGGTGATCAGCGTGGACGCCGAATATACGCGCTCCGGCACCTGCTGCCCTCAAGTATCAGAGGGTTACAACGTCGTTCCTAAAGTGTTTGAAGAGCTTAGCTGGCAACAGCTTGAACCAACACACAAAGCAGATAACAACCTGTACGCCAAGTGGCAAGGTAAGTGGCAGTGCTTCTACTTAGGTTGGGAGTACGCAGATAACCAGTCTGATAAGTTCTTTGAGAGTGGTACGTGGGGGCCCGACGACAAGCTCAAACCGCTGTAATCACAATAGCCCGCCTTGAGCGGGCTTTTTCATCCCAATTGAAAATACTTAGCTAGCTAATCACCCATTAGCACCCTAACGAAAATAATTGAAAATACTTGTTGACTCCACTATCCATCCCTGTAGAATGGACACCATAAAGCGGCATCGAAGACTAAAACGCTTAAATGACTTCGAGTTCTCCCCCAAGGAATAGGCTTCCGGGCATACACGGATTGGGGATAGCAAGACACACTAAACCAAACAGGATGCACACAATGTACAACGTCATGAAAGAAGCCCACAAACAAGCCCGCAAACTGATCTCTAAGCGTCCGATGCCTTACAAGGTAGCGTTCTGTGCAGCTCTAAGCCTGTGCCACTCCCATGGCAAGCGCCTAGCCAAGCTGGCTAAAGCTGGTACTGTAAACCGCAATACTCATGAGCTCAAAGAGGGTGATGTAATCCGTCATTATGGTTGCCTGTTGTGGCTCAAAGCTAAGCGTGTGTACGAGTGCCCGCATGATGTTAAAGGCGTTGCCGTGTTTGACTCTGTATGCCTTACCCGTGAAGCTGATAGCGCTATGCCTGTGCATTGGGTAGAGCGTGAAGGTGGCTACACTGTACAGGGTAATGACCGTGCAACATGGTCATTGGTAGTGGAATAAATTTGAAAATAGATGCATAAATGTGTTGACGGGGTTGTTCAGTTTGATAGAATAACCCCATCGAAAGGCACAAAGCCTTTCACAACTAGGAAGTAAAGCAATGAACGTAATGGCCAAAGCACACGAACTAACCCGCACCGTAATGGCAAACGCTGAGGGTGGTGTCTACGCCACTATCTTTAAACACTGCCTGAAACACTTCCACAAAGAGTACAAAGCCATGCAAAGCCCATTCGCTAAAATCATCACCGACACCGAAAGTTATATTGCCAAGCTTGAAGCTGCATTGCTCGACAATGAGCAAGTACAAGGTTTCATCATCGTGATTGGTGAAGGTCGTATTTGCAGTAACGCCGAACTGGGTTACTCTACCAACGTTCTCAACGCACCAATCTACATGCACCTTGAAGACGCTGAATACTACGCAAGCCGCGTTCAAAACGGTTTGGGTGAAAAGGGTGAAGTGGTTGGCAAATACAGCCAGCTCAAGTACGAAGTAGAGCAACAAAAACAACTGCTCGAAAGCCTGAAAAAGGCATAAACAAAGGTTGCACAGGGCATTCACACTTGATAGAATGCCCTCACACCAACACAGAGACAAACGCCATGACCATCAAACGCATCTTTCGTGACCTGTACACCAAAGAAACCATCGTCATGCAACGTAACACCAAAGCCCTAGACAAAGCTTGGAAGCAAGCTAAGGAAGCTAAATAATGTGTACAAGTTGGCAGCCATTCCTGATGGTACTAATCTGCTTTATGCTTCTGATGTCTGTAGTTGTTGTGATTGTCATGTATCTTGACGGCTATTGGTCACCAAAGCAACGCCAAGCACGATGGGAGCGCCATAGCTTCGTTGGTCAAGATTACGCACGAAGAGGGCGTAATAAAAGTGGAATTTAGGTGTTGACAGCTCATTCCAACACTGTAGAATGGCACCTATCGAAACGATCAAAGCCCCGGAGGGCAAGACGATGAAAGCAGCAACCATGAACCATGAAGGCGCCGTAGTCACTACATGCTCAATCCCTGCTGGCGAAGTCTCCTACTCCACGATCTTTTGCGTCAACAATGACGGCACGGTAAGCATCGTGTCTGGCGTTATGCTTGTCAGCACCTTGGATTGCCTCGCGAGCAACGCGACCACCTATGCGGGAGACAAGGTTTACGTGAGCTGATTGCAAACCCCGCCACCCACAAGCCCCTTAACTGGGGCTTTGGCAGTAGAAAACATTGGAGTTTCGAAATGTCCATCTTTGCAACCATCGCCCTAGTGTGTGCCTACAGCTTCGCCACTGATAAGACGGAGTGCAGCGACTACGTAATCGATCATGCCTACACTCAAGTGGAAGCTGACAAGAACACTCAAGCCAAAGATCAAGAGTTCTACGCCCTTTGGGGTGATGAGCAACAACTGTTAGATTGGATCAAGCGTTACAACATCGGTGCAAGCCCTCAAGTGATTGAGAGCATCGAATTCCAAACCAAACATTTCCAAGAGGACATGATTCCATGACCACTACCCCACCCCTAACAAGGTGGGGCTTTTCTTTGTACACGATCAAAGCGTAAGCTTTGAGTGAGACACAATATCTAGAGCCATCTGGCTCTAAAGGGTTGTACACGGAAAGCGAAGCGATAGGGGTATGTTCGGGCTGGCCGATAGGCCATTGTTTGCCCTCATTGTATGCTTACAATTGATATAAACAAATATAACAAAAACCCTAAATAAACCTCAAAATTCTATGCCAAAGGCATAAGGAATGTACTACCCAAAGCATACGCTTTGAAAGGCTCTAAAACAGGCTGTAAGCCACGTAGTTTGTGGCTTTGAGGGTACTAGCCTAACCTACGGTTAGAAGGGCTGAAACACTACGAAAACGTGCTATATGGGTTGTTTCTCCCTACGCCCCGGAGAGCGACTAGCGTGGGTGCTAAGCGAAGCCCCTTTCTAGCGCCTATAATTGTGCGGCAGCACACATAGTACCCTGCATAAGGTGTGCCAAGGTTGAGAGTATGCGCCCTACCAGTCAATACACCCTCTCACAGTGTTACAAACACCCTCACATTACAGACCTACGTTCCTCTATATATTATGCGTCGCTAATACATAATTCTATATACACAATCCTATACAAAAATAAGTATAGAGTTTTGGGGTAGTGTTGATAGGGTTTGCTGGGTGCACAGTGTTCCACGTGGAACAACACTTTCCGCTAGTGGAACACCCTCACAGTGGTGGAACGTCCTCACAATAATAAGCCCTGTTGTGTGCAGCTTCTGATTGTTGATTAGCAAGCTAACAGTGTGGAAGGTTTGACAGGCCGGGTGTGAATGGAATGCACAATCCGTGCCCAGATGGAGAACACATTAATTCCATCAGTTGCTGAGCTTGCTAATTATTTTCAGATTGCTACGGGATCGAAGTGGGGTGTGGGTGATGGGTTAAGCACCTCGGGGGACGCGCAAGATTCTCACCAATTTGAACCACAAGAAAGTAAGAACGCAGTGAATTACTTTCTGACCCTCACACAGAAGCCGCACACTTCTCACAAGATTACTTTCCGAGGGCGGGCCAGAGGTAAGGTGAACGAAGTGATTATTTTTCTGGCGGGGATTGGGATTTCCGTGCAAAAGAGGTGTTGCCTCTCTGGGGCGGGATGTGGTATACTTGGTAAAGGGTTTACATGAAGTAAACCTATTTTCTATGGAGAGAAAGAATGTCTAACAGACTATCACAGTATGAATCAGTAGCCAAGCTTGGTGTATTGGGTGCTGTTAAGGAAGGGTATTTTGCCCTAGACGGTTCAGGTGAATCAGCCATCCCAAACCCTTATGTAAGGCAGGCCATTGTGCATATGCAGAATTACATGGGTGGTGGATCTGAGGATGACATGGTTGTGTTTGATGGTGATACAGGTCTCCCTGTGTCGGTGACGCCAAGCAACACTTACATGCACACATACTGGCGTAACACATACCACTTGCCAAAAGACTCGCCAGAAGGTACAGAGTTTGTGTTGAAGTGGCACGCACCTGAGTATATGGCTGGTGCACATGCTGGGTACTCGTATTTGAGTGGAGGCAACTGGACTAGCTCAGAGGAAAGCCCAACAGGGAACAGCTCCGTCGCCCTTTATCTTGATGAAGCGTGCACACAGTATTTGGAATGGAGTATTGATGGAGTTGGGCAACACTACTTCATCATGCCAGAACAAGTGTGGCTTAAGGTGAAGGCTGGTGTTGGTGGTGCAGAAGAGTGGCAAGGAGATGGTGGAACCACTCCAGCTGGATTCAGCATGATCCGCTTTGAAATCAATTACGCTTCTAAAGATGATTTGTCGTTGTACCAATAATACCTTAAGGTGTACATCAGTAGATGTAAAAGAGCCCCGGACTCGTTAGAGTGCCGGGGCTTTCTCTTGTCTGTTAGCGGTTTTCATACCAGTGCATGAGCATCAGGAGGCAGAAAAATGGCCAAATGAGCATCCAGAATACCCAAAACTTATTCCAGAAGTCTTTTTCCTTTTGTTCATATGTAGGGGTTACACCAAGGTCTTTGAAGCTTGTGGTGTACACTCGGGTTGTCTCTCCGGCCACAGCTTTACTGTACTCCAGTGCACCAAGGTAACCCTTCTCGTAGTATGTGGTTGTTACAGAGCCAGTGATGGACCGGTTATCCTCAATAGTTACTGCGAACAGTACTTTGTAGGGGTTTCGGGCTTCACCACTCCAGTCCTCCCACTTCTCAGTGATGAGAGCGTTTACAGAACGCTTCTGCGTCCAAGCATTGTCGCTTGTGGATTTGATGGCCATAATCAGAATGATGAGGGTGAAGATTGCAACCAGTGTACGCATTATTTGTCCTCCAAGATTTCAAAGTCTCTGTGAAACTGCTCTTGGTCGGTGGCGATGCAGAAGGTTTCACAGAAGTCCCAATCCCCCTCGTAAGCCACGTGCAGGTTTTCGAAACGATTCATCCATATATCAAACTTCTCCAAGCCTTCTGGTGCATCACAGGTGGTGATGACGTCACCCACTTTCAAGCCATACAGGTCTTTAATGTGTGCACCTTCTTTTACTCTTACCTTAGTACCAACTTCAATCATTATGGGTTCTCCGTATTGGACGTTTCTACATAGGCTTTCAGATAGACGATGCATCCTTGGCACAGGATAATGCTGAGATGTTTTCCTGCCATCTTGGCTGGAATGACAACCATCTTATCATGACTGGTGTATCCGCACAAGCGGCAAAAGCCTTTTGCATCACGGAATTCAAATTCCCGTTTCATTTACGTTTCTCCACGGCTATCAGGAATTGAAGGTACACCCTGTCGTTGTAGTTTCGCACACGTTGGAGTGCATATTCAAGAGCTTCGATCTTTGTCATGGAAGCTCACCCGTATCTGCGAAGTGTTGGAGCACAGGCAGAAGCTCTGCCACTTGTTCACGGGTAAGGTGCATCCGCGTACTCACAAGCACTTCTTTGGGGATTGGGTACTCCACCCAACCAACAGTTGCATCTGTATCTACACCGTGCAAAGAAGCCTCCGATGCCATGATCTTAGGGCTTGGGTCATCAATGCCCAGCCAGATAGCGTCCTCAGATACGAGACTGCTCTTCTGGAGTGAACACCCCTCACCATAACGATCTGTGAAGGTGAAGATGTCAAAGCCTCGATTTGTTGTTCCTTTGTTCACAGAGTGTCTCTCCAGTTGTTGTATGGGAGGGAGAATAACTCTGGTGGGAACACCTTGTCAAGCTCTTCCTCAATTCTTTCGATAAACTCTTGCCGCTCAATAGGCAGGCTGAAATACGGGGCTTGCAGTGTGCGGTACCCGATACGGATGTAAGACACTGCACGTTCTTTGTAGTCAAGCTCCCACCAGATACAGATTGGTGCACCCTCTACGTCGTAACCCGGTGTACGACGGAGCCTTGAGAACATGTACATGATAGACCGAACATCAGGGCGTACTTCGAAAGCTACAAGCTGTGCTTCCACACCACACAGGCCATACGCATAAGCAGCTGTCTCGTCGCTCTGATGGTCTGCACGGATATGCCAGATTGAGTCTCCATTCTCACCTCCACGCTTTGTGCGTACAGCACCGGGCCAGCCTTCATCCATGTGCACAAAGATTTTACTCATATTCGTCCTCCTGCTCTCTCAAGTCTTCGGCATGTTGTGCACAGTTGCCGCACCATCCACAGTATCCGTTACCGGGTCCGCAAGGACGGTCTACATCCTCAAGTTCTGGCCAGTCACTCATACCAACCTCCAAATGCAATTGCAATCATGATGAACGGGACAAAGGCCGCGACCACCCCACCAAAGAGTGCAGCAAGGAGGAGTCCGATCAAGGCAGACATGGGCTTGGACCTCCTTTACCGCAGTAAGACATTTCTGGATCATACTCAGACACGTCACAGGGCAGCTCATATTTACACCCGCACTTGCGGCAATCCACCATGATAGTAGTTCCTGCACAGATTTCGTTGATCTGTTCCAGATGTGTAAGGTGCTCTGCATGTTTTGCCATGTGCTTTTGAATTTCCTCTTGGTGCACACGGTTCATGTCTTTAACCAGAGCCTCGCTCTGCTCTCGTTGTCGCTTGACCAGCTCCAAGATTTGCTCATTGTTGCCCCGCAGTCTCGCAATCTCAACAAGAAGATCGTGCACCACTTCCTTAGCGTCTACGCTTGGAAGGCTCAGCAGTTCAGCTACTTTATCCATCAGGTATCTCCTTAAAGTGTTTGATGTCAATCAGTACGACAGATTCTATATCTTGCGCATCACCTCTGTCAACCCTTCCACCTGTAGAAATTTGCACTGGTGGGTTGCCCACAACAATGTAACCAAGGTAGTCGGTCCATTGCACTACAAGTATGGCAGGTTTCTTGGTCCGTCTTGAGAACGTATGCAGGTGCTCCCATTTCCGTGCACTGATCATGTATGTAGGATACTTGAGCCTTGGGTTTGTGCGACATTTGAACTCTATCACAGCCACTTGGGCAACCCCACGGTAGGCTTCAAAGTCCCAGTGTGCAAACTTGCCAGTCTTTGTGAGCTTGCAGGTAGCCCACTTTTCAATTCTAGCCACAACTTGGGCTTCATTGTCTAAATCATACTGTCTTTCATATGTTGGCCGCACATTCATCCTTAGCCCTACTTAGGGCGATAAAATTTTGGCGTGAAAAAGCCGGGACACGCCCGGCCTTAGTTTAGATCTTGCTCTGGACTTCCAGAACAGCTTCTGGCATGCAGATGCTGTCACCTTCGTAGGTCATTACGACACCACCACGATCCTTGCAAACTGCTTTGAATACAGCCTGATCCCGAGCCCCATTAACACCCATGGCAATGAGCCCAACCAGCCAGACTGCACACAGAGTACAAACAACAGCTTCAAACTTACCCATGAACACCTCCTTTAATACAGATTTTCTCGTTTTTAAGAGCGGTGTAGGCTACCACACCACCAATCTTCTTGCAAGCCTGTTCAGGCGTTTCTTTGTGCTTTGGTGTAAGCACAACCCAAGCCACCAACCCGATGATGCAAAAGGCCACCATCAAGTCCCTAAAAGTTTCCCAGCCAGACCTCACAGAATACTTACTCTCCACGCAGCTTCCCCCTAATACGTTCCCAGTGCTCAGTAATCCACTCATACCCAGCTTGTTTGATGGTGCCATTGTACACGTAGTAATGGGTGAATGGCAAGGTGGAGTTTGCAAGTTGCATGCGCATTTTAGGATTGCCTCTGATTTTCTTGTTGATCATCAGGAGAATCTGCCGGTTGAATTCATCTGGGTCAAAATAGACAGGTTCAAATGTTCGCCCCAGCTGCTTGGCTAAAGCACCATGCAAGTAACGAAGGTCGTCATGCTGCTTACCAGTCTTGAGCCAGTACCAGAATCCTTCCATCGAGTCGAACGTTCCATGCTCTGGGCACGTCATCGTCTGCTTTGCGAAGTTGGACATCCAACGCCCAAGCTCTGTGTTGCCTTTGCTGAAAATGTTGATGTGTGTCCTACCATCATCCTCCGGTTTGTACATCATGGGAGTTCACCCATTGGTACGCACGCCCACTTCTTCTCCACTACGTACTTCTCAGTCCCGCCACTAGGTGTTGGAGAGGCGTAGCCAGCGTTTTTACATGCAAGTTCACTGGAAAATCCCGGCAACATCTCAGTTTCGATTGCACTACTTTGCCGATAATACGGGCTGTGCAGTACGGTCGTCAAAATCAGCGTCCACATCATTCGTACATCCCTCCAATTGTCCCCACACATCCAATGCAGCTTCAAAGCTTGGGTAAAATACCCTTGGCTTCATATCTGGTGCACAAGGAATAGTAGGGTTGATTTCATAGGAAAGCCACCAAAACGGTGGCTCCACATTACCACAGATTACACACACTCCTTGATTCTGTTCAGTTTGTCCCATGGCACCGCCCTCATGTCGAAATCAGCGTAAGGGACAAGCACCTCAGTGCTTTGAGCTACTGTCATGTCCCTGAGTCCAATCATAATACCAAAGAACTGTACTGTTGGATAGTAGTCAAACCACTTTTTGATTTGAATCCCACAAGTTGGGTCTGGAGGGAGCTTCTGGAGCAGGGCTTGATATGCGGCTGTTTCATCACCGTTAAGCGGCATATTTCCCACATACATTGTGATTGTGCGTCCGTAGACGTCTACGTAAGGTGAGGCGTAAGTCATATGTTTCTCCTGTAAATGAAAAGGGCGCCACTTGGGCGCCCTGTATTGTATCACCATCCGAAGCGTTTTTCATACTCTTTTTGCTTTACTCGGTGTGCTTTTTCTCTGCGATACTCAGAGAGTTTATAGAAGAACACAATCACACCAATAATTGCCAAAATCACACCAACAGTAGCAAAGAACATGCCAAAGAAGATTTTACCATCTGGTGTACCCGGATATTCCATCCGTTGCAGGCTAGTTTTCACTTCTAACCCTTTGATGGGCTGTCGATTGGACATAAACTGTTGGTAGTGTTGAGTTGACAAACTCACAACAAACTCGTGGTTGAGCTTGTTATCAAGGGCTGTACCTTTCAGAGATCGCTCACCATACTCATTGTACGACTCATACGCGTCGATCAGGGTGATCGTCCGTGTCCGCATTTCAGTGTAAGGTTTTGCTGCACTCTGGAACGCAATGCCAATGACAAACAGTAAAATACCAAAGAAGAAGATTGCCACTGCTTCTCTCATTTGTAGGACTCCCACTTCGCCAGCTTACGCTTGAAGGTTTCCACCACCTTTTCCACATCACCATCAGCTTCCAGCATGGCCATGTCCAGTGCAACGATTGCTACGTCAACCGCTTCACCCAGAACACCATCAGGAGATGGTTCACGGCGTTTGGTGCCAGTTGCGATTGCCACTTCGGTGGACAGCTCACCCAGCTCTTCCTGCATTTGCAGCATTACAGCTGGAAGGGAGCGGCGTTTGCCGAACAGGTTAGAGATTCGGGCCACTTCGGACAGAACGTCAGTCTTCTCTTGAGTAATCAACTCAACACGCTTGTTGAAGACCTCAATGTAATTCCGTATCCGTCCAGCTACTGGATCTCTGAGCTCCATACGGATGAGGTATTTGTTGCCCTCGCCATCCCAGTGAGCACATTCCGTGATCTTGGTGATCAGACCGATGGCGCCACGTGGCACGCCTTGATACATCTCAACCAGACGAACCTCCTGCCCCAATTCAAATTTGCAACCGAACATCAGTAATTCTCCTTTATGTCTGTTTGTGCTGGCTCCCGTGGGTAGATGAATACCTCCGGGTAGTGCAGCGAGTATACAGCGTTGTTGCAGTAACCGTCAATCAATTTTTGGTGCAGAAGTTCACATGCCTTGTAGTAACGCTGTGCCATCCGCTTCCCAGTCTTAAGCAGGTGGCTGATTGTACTCGCACTCACTGTATCAAGTAAAGCGAAACATTGCACAATCTTCTTCTTGCTGAGCGGCACCTGTTGCTCCCGCTCACCATACCAATCCAATCTTGCCACACCACTTACAATGTCGTCAACCCACAACGGCCACTTTTCTTCATCGTTGTACAGCACTTCCGTCATCTCAGGCTGAACACAGTTAGAGAAAGAGGCGGGCTTTGGTCCCGCCCCTCCTTTGTACGTGTAAAGGTCGCTTGTGGCTGCCTTAATCGCACGATCCGCGTTCGCCCTGATGCGTGCATCAAGTGCACGGAGCTCATCAGGGCTGAGCACTACACTGGCTCTGTGTAGTACGGGTTTTCGGTGATACCTTCCTGAACCCAATACTCTGGAGTTGGTGTAAGGATCTTAGCACCAAGCTCTGGGTAATAGTGGTTATACAGGCTCTCTGCTTGAGTAATGTCGTACAGAGATCGTGGGCGAGCATGACCACCATCTTGGAAGTAGATGTGATATTGGCTGACAGGGAAAGTGGTACCAACCTTTGCATTAGCCAGAAGATCTGCCCGGAAGGCATCAAGGTATTCAAGACCACATTCTGACATATCAACCCAGAGGCTTCGAACTTTCTGTCCATTGTACATCTCAACAACCCAAGCGAAGGCCGCTGTGATTGTGCGTCTATTCGGGTTAAGACCCGTTTGTGTACACATTAATTATCCTCCTGCTGGTTCACCCAGCTGTCAAACTTCATGAAGTGTTCATCCTTATACAGGTTGTACACTGTAACGCCATACCTTTCGGCAAGCTTCATTGCTGTGGCAGTGCCGCCTTTTGGTTGGCCTGCTTTATCCAGCTTTGCGTATCCTACCAAGAACCTACTCGGAGTGTCAAGGTCTTGGCCCAACACTTGGTACACATTTCGTGTGTGCAGCTTTTTAGCTGCTTGACTCAGCACAGGAGTTCCATCCTTCTTTACAGCATCCCAAGCTGGGTGAAGGGATTTTGCAATCTCGGTTGCTTTCTCAACTTGACGGAGGATGCCCAGCGACATATTAGCCCCAAAGCACCCGAAGTCATCATGTTTGTTGAAGCCACTCCAAGGGAGGTAAAGCTCTGCACGTTGATCACCCGGTCCCGGCCAAGGGGTCTGCTTTACATACCAGTCGAGCCAGCCAAGCTCGAAAGCTTGGTCAGCCCCATCCGCAGCACCAGAACGGAGAATCAGCCCCTTTTCTGCAAACTTGCAGGCCATTGCTCGCATAAGGTCGAGAACTACTGAGGGTGATTCGCGTGAGCCTACACCAGTGTAAAACTTGCTCATTTCTTTGCACCAATGTTGAACAATGAAAGGATAGCCCAACGAAGCAGGCAGAACAACTCACCAACCAGAACGATTGGTGCAAGCAGTGGAGCAGGGAAGAACATCATGCAAGCTTCTGCAAAGTCGTCTTTATCTACCTTGCCATGTCGGATTCGTTCCTCAACAAGTGCGTAAATGAACAGGAATGCGAAACAAATCAGCCAGTAGATGCCAAAAATCAATTCAATAGTCATAAAACCTCCTTTAGTAGCGGTAAGCAGATTGCAGCATGATCATCCACATCCACCAGACGATGATGAACAGAAATACCATTTCCATCAGTGTGCCTCCAAATATTCGTTCCATTTACGGTTAAGCTCTTTAAGGTGCTTGTCTTGGTAGAGTTCGAAGCTCACACTCCCCGGCATGAGCCGAATTCCACGATAGATTACACCTTTCATTTTGACCTTTCATCCTTCATCAGGCCAATGGCAATGTCTTTTACCAGACCACCACGAACAATGTCGTCAGGGCTGTCGAAGTTGACAATAGCCACGCCTTTCAGATTATGTCGTTCAGCAAACTTCATGAACCACTCCAAACCACTTTGACCCTGAATATCACACTGCCTGATATCACCACACAGTACAAGTTTGCAGTTGTCAGAAACGCGAGTCACAATACTCTTCATTTCATCTGGTGTAGTTTGTTGGGCTTCATCAATGATCAGGAAGCCTTTTTCATCGAAGCTACGACCACGGATAGACTCCACCTCTTGTACTTGAATTGCACCATGTTGGCCATCTTTGATGGCACCAGCGTATGCAGAGTCCCCGATACGTTGCTTGATCGTGTCAAGCACGTTACGCACGTATGGATACAGCTTTTCCATCGACGTCCCCGGTTTGAAGCCAGAGGTCTTACCAGTTTGAACGTAAGCACGGCTCACTACGATACTTTCGATCACCTTGTCCCTGAACATGTCAGCTGCAACAGCAGAAGGACAATAGGTTTTACCTGTACCATGGAACCCCAGTGCGATTACCACTTGGATTTCTGGGTCAGAGAGGTGTTTAAGATACTCTCGTTGTTTCTTGGTCTTTGCTTGAATTGGTGGCAACACTTTCTGGAATGTCTGCTCTTGTTCAAGAGGGGCAGGGCGCTTCCCTTTACGTGGGCGAGGTTTATTGACACGCCCATCACTATCCACCTTCACTACGCTACGACCCATATGTACCTCCTAGTTGATTACCAGTTTCTCGCTTCTCTGTACATGAAGTCAACCTGTTGCTGGAGTTGATGGCGCTCTCGCTTCACATCCCTTAACTCCCGCTCCAGTGTGTTGATTCTATCATACAGCCGCCTCATTTCGCAAGCAGCTTCTCCTTCTCCACGTGTTGCCAAATCAGCTGCGAGCTTCAATATGTCCATGGAACACCCCGCAAGCGTCAATGTTGTTGTGCATGCAGTACAACCCAGACCCTACCCACAACAGTGTGTTGAGGAATAAAATCACAAGGGTGTTGCTGTTAATCGTGTTCCATTCCATTTCAGCCCTCCAGAACAATATGTGGAATGTAGCGTTCGTTGCTGATGCTCAACACCTCACTGTCAAACTCGCGCATGCACAGGGTGGCAGCATGATCACCACATACCCACATACCCATGATGAAGTTGTTACGCCCCTCCACTTGCTTTGGATCTGTGTACAGCTGGAATACAGTATTTTCCCCAGTGTAGAAGCCTCCAGTGTCACTCACTTTGAAACCATTGTGCCACACTTTGATGTTGTTCGACAAGCGACCAACTACAGGTTTCTCAACCCACTGCCCTTTCAGGTTCAGAGCCAAGGCATCCTTCTCCAGATAGGTCGGCAGCAGGATTCGAGTGGCTTCATAGTGCCTCAGGTAGAAGTCACTATCAATGTCTGCCAAATAGCTGCACAGGGCAGTCATGCCCTTGTGGGCAAAGAACCAACGCCACGCAGGCTCGTACAGGTGGACATTATCAGCCCAACGTTCCCAGTGGTCAAGCATTTTCGGGAAATTATCCACCATCTCTTCCCAAGGGCTCAGGATAAACACAGCGTCCAAGTGCTCAGTGTCACCAGCCAGAATGAAGGGCTTGTTGATATTAGCATGGTCGAAGTCCAGTTCCTTGATATCTCCGAATTGAACAGTAGCTTTCGGGATAGCTTGACGGAACATCTGGCACAGAGTGTCAGCGGTTGCCATGTCTTCAACGTAGGTTGTGCCTACGACCACAGCCACTTCATTGTAGCTCTGTTTACCCATCTGCTCCTTGAAAATGTCAAGATAGTTGTTGTACTGGTCAGTGCCCAGTTCTACCGAGTAACGGGCTTGCAGGTTTACCGACTCAAACAGCATCACCGGAGTATCGCCGTTGAATTCATATACGCCAATAAGCTCTTCCGTCTCAGGGTCGAAACAGGCGTCATAACGGCCATACAAAGCAGGGTGATTCTTCTGGAACGTGTACTTGGCGTATGGAAGGAATCGATCACCATGTTCACGCCAGAATGAGCAGTCGAAGAACTTATCCATAAGATCTCGGTCTTCCATTGCAATCTTCAAGGCATCCTTCATCATTGCGTAGTAAGCCTCAAACTGTTGGTTGAGTTTGTACGTTGTGCTGTCCTTGATGGTGTAGAACGGCATAGCTGCTTGGTGTTTCAGTGGGAATGCCAACAGGTCTTGCACATCCTTATTAAGCACCTCTCCATCACGGTAGAAAGCATTCAGGTATGGCACCTCTTGTGCGGTAACTTCTTCAAGATCGAACGAGATCGGCTTGTTCACTACTTTCATGGTTATATCCTTGTTTGTATATGATGGGGCAAAGGATACCCCGCCGAAGCGGGGTATGTCAAGCACTAACCAAGCCGCTCAAGACAGAAGACCAGCATGAACACAAGCTCAAGAAACCATACAACGGAGGCGATCAATTGCCAACCCTCTGTCATTACGACGAACATACTAAACACGTGAAACGTGCCTACAAGAGATCCGAAGATCAGGACCACAGCTACGGCAGCAATCAAGGTGTACATTGCCGCGATTTTCAAAGCTCTCATATCACCTCCTTTAAAGCTTAATCTTGTTTAAGAAATAGACCACTGGAAGCACAACCAGCAGGATTCCACACATCAGGCCGCTAAAGAACATCAGCATGTCAGCCACCAGCCGAGTAGCCGGAGCTACGTGCCGAAGACGACGAAGAGAATGCACCCGAGCTACGGCTTGATACGCTTGATGCACGGGACATTGGCTTGATAGTGTTCATGCTCTTCTGAGTATTACTTCGCATACCACCTGCATAGCTAGAGGTTGCCATGTTCTTACGTGCACGATACTGCTGAGAGTTGTACGACTGGTGACGACCATAACCACTGTTGTAGTTGCCCATCTGGGCCATTGCCATTGCAGACATCATCATGCTGGATGCCATCATTTGACCAAGCATCATACCGGCCATCATCGGGAAGACACTCTCCATCATGGAGCTTTGGCCAGTGGTTTTATCAACCACCTCACGGACAATCACAACCTCCTTCTGACCCTGTTCGTCCATCTTGTAGTACATGTCTTTTACAGCAGGGTCTTTTGCTTGAAGCTTTGCAAGCTCTTCTTTCAGCTCTCGTTCATCGTTTGCGATGGCTGTACGGGTTGCAGAATCAATCTCAGCAGCAGTTGCTGGAGCCTTTACTTGCAGGTCTGGATCTTCTACCTCATTACAACCTGCAATCGAGATCATGGAGAAGCTTACAGCAGTTGCCAGAGCTAATTTAGTGAATTTCATCTCTACTCCTTTACGTAGATGGTTACTTTGATGCCACAGTCAACGAGTTCTTCTTGGATAACTTTGGAGACATTCTCCCACTTCTCGCCACCCAATCCACACCCTAACTTAGGTAATCCTACACTTTTAATGTCCATCGAGTCAAGGAAAAGTTTCATTTGCTTGATCGCTGATCGGAGTGCATTAATGTCAGTGTACACCACCTCTGGATCACGACCGTAGTTGAACTGTCCATAGAGGTTGAAGATTGGGCCTGCATACGCATCCATGTCAATACATTTTGCAAAGCTTTTACGACGATCTCGCGGTGCGATCACCCAACTCAACGTGCCCAGCTTATCAGTTGCACCTTTGATTGTTTCGCAGTCAGCCTCGTACACCTCTGGGTAGGCTGCCCGAATTGCTTTGGCTACGCCACTGCCCATTGTGTTCTGGCAGTTTGCTTGGTGCGCGATGGCCTGCACTTCGTGGGTTCTGAACGCCTTTACCAGACAACCCTGCTTGATGCTAAGGTTTGCAGTCATTTGAAACACCCCCAATCACGATTGACGTCACTATAAAAACTACAAGGATCAATATAAAGAAACTCCAAAGCATTACAACCTCCGAAGATTTGCGAGACGGAATTCGCCATGAAGCTTCTTCCAGTATTCAATGATGATTGACGGATTTTGCCAGAACCAAATGCTAATAATCTGCTGTCTGGTCCGTTTATCTCCATCAAGGTGCCACTCCATGATGTAGTTCTTTTTGAAGATCACAGGTTAATCACTCCGTCTTCTGGGATATCAAGGGCCTTGTAAGACTCCAAGGCAGATTTAGCACGTTCCACTGCCATTTCGACACTCATGATGTTGAGATTAATGGTTTTTATGGTTTGCCAGTCACCATTCTCGAACACCTGAGCCTTCACTTCATGGTGCTTGTGCACCATTTTAATGCGGTGCTTGTTTTCTGGGGTCGGCAGCTTCTCTTTCTCAAAGAGTTTACGCAGCTTTTCGATCAGATTGAATTTGGACACTCTTATCTCCTTTAGTCGTAAAAATGGCCCCGCGTGAGCAGGGCCGTTCAATGTGCGAAGATTATGCCAGTCGTTGGCGGATGGTGTCAAGCGAAGTTTTACGCTTCACCTCACCATCACGACGGAACACTTGCAACATGTTGTCTTTGTCCAGTACAAGCGCTTTTGGTGCTTGGTCGATAAGCCGGAAAGTATTTTCACCTTGGTACACAACCAGACGACCTTTCGCACTCTTCTTCTTGGAGTCGGTTTTCGGCTCTTTGAAGATCGCTACGTCAACGCCGTTGATGGTGCTATTGGTTGCCTTCACAGCAAAGCCAAAGGTGTCACGGGTATTGCACTGATAGGTGTACGAGCCGACACCAAACACAACGTTTGCAGCAGCAAAGCCGTTCTCAGCCAGACGACGCAGGATCTCTTCTGCACGTTTGGTGGTGATGCTATCACCATAGATCAAACGGATGCAAGGGTCAAGCAGTTTGTGCCCGGTTTCAGTGATGGTGCCACCGAAGGTTTTCCACAGAGTACGAACCGCACCAGCTACGACTTCGTATGGAATTTCCTCAGTACCAATCTTCAAGAACGCACCAGAGGCGTCCAGAGAGTAGAACTTGCCATCAATTTTCACACAATCTTTGTCACGGATCGCACCCCAACCGAACACTTCGAGAGTTGCCTTGAAGTCTTCCTTGGTAGGGAAGTCAAAAGCTTTGCCAGTGCCTTCGTCGTCCAATACAGGCTTCATGCCACAAATCACAGTGACGGGATCACCAGAATCTGGGCGTACAACCACTTTACCCGGAGCCAAACCATTCGGACCACGTGCACGGATCACGTCTACCAGATATGGGTAACCTCGTGCCGTCATGCCCCAGAAGTCGTAGGTGTCAGACACGTTCGACACAATACCGTTAGGAACCAGTACGGTGATCAGGACATAGACGAACATCACCTCAGCGATCAGTCGGCTATCTTCCATGTTTGCCAGCATTTCGCCGTAGATAGCCATTTGTTCTTCATTAACAAAGACGTAGCTGCTATCTTTCAACTCTTGCTCGATGCTGATGATGTTCTGACTGGTCACTGCATGCTCAGTTGCTGGAACCGAAATCGACACAACACCTTCACAGCCGTAGTAACGTTTTGCGTAACGGTCGGACAGCAGGCTGTCAGTGCCAATGAAGCTGGTGAGGTGACCAACACCAGAGCGAGCAGCGTCTTCCAGACCAGACATACCACGCATGGAGAAGTCATGGCACATCACAGACAGGGTGAATGCATCATAACTGCCAGTAAGTTTAAGGTAGTGCTCACAGATCAGCTTGTACTCACGCGCAATGGTGGCGTTGGTTGCAGTCTTCCAAGTCATACAAGACACCGGGGTTTCGTGATAATTCACCAGCCATTCGAAATCAGGGTGAGTGTTTTCGATGGTAAGCACTGGTACACCCATTGGGACCAGAGAGCCTTCTGGCAGCCCACGGAATTCCAGTGGCAGGTAGCCAAGGTCATGCAGGTCTGCCATTTGTTGGCTGGTTGGCAGGTCCATACCGAGGTAACCCTTGATGAAGATCTCATACTCATCAATTACCAAACTTTTAGGCAAGTTAAAGAACGAGATCTCCCAATTTTCGTGAATCTCGGCAACGGCAGCTTCACCACCAACCCAAACCAGCTTACCGTCGTAGAACGAAGTGCAGGTGCGGCGATAGATCTTGTCAGTGCGTGGGGTCAGGTTGGCCACGCTGTGGGTAGTGCCTTTACGCTTCATGCCACCATGACCAAGTTTGTAACCATCAGTACCGAACATCATTTCGAAAAACATATCACTCTCCTTTGTTTGTCTTGATGAGGGCCATCTTACAGACTGGCCCTACAGCTGTCAACAGTTATTCGAAAGATTTAATAACTTTCAGATTGTTGCGGTTGGTGAGGCCAGTGATGAACGAGTTTGTGGTGTACACCTTGTCATACACGTCAGTCACCACCTCAACCCCGTAGGAGAAGATGCCGTGTGTGATAGCCAACTCCAGACGTTCAGGGCTGAAATTGCGAAGCTCGTGGGCAACACCTACGAAGGTGCGGCCACCATCACAGATATCGTCCAACACCAAGAACTTGTCGCCTTGACCGATGATCACGCCATTGTGGTTGATCAGGACATGGTTGGTGATTTCACCAGTGGCCATGTCACGGGTTTTGTGGAACCCAACAACACCACGTGCACCAACATACGAGGCAAACTTCTCAGCCTTCTTCAAGGCTCCAAGGTCAGGGGCTACGATGATGTAGTCAGCAAAGTTGATGTGACCGAATACTTCATGCTGTTGACACACCTGCGCACCATTGATCAACTGTGAGATCACTTCCGAATGCGGGTCAGTGATTACAACTGATTGACAACCAAGCGCGTTAATTTGCTGTGCAAACACTTTGGCACCTGCTGCTTCACCCGCATTGCAACGACGATCCTGACGGGCATACGGAAGGTATGGCAGTTCAAGGCAAAACTCAGCATAAGGGTAGTAGTGACGAAGAGCTTCAAACACGTGAGGCAGGGCCACCTGCATGATGACGCTATTCAGGTGTGCGGTCACGTAGATCGAGTGCTTGTAGCAGTGAGATTGTGGCTCCATGCTACCAACGTTGATATTCACGTTGACGCTGCCATCTTTACGCACTTCCACGTCTACGTGAGTTTTAACATCTTTGATTTCGTAAAAGATCATCCTACTCTCCTTTAAAGCTTAATAGTGAATCGGTTACGCATCTTGTCGAGGGTTTCCTGTGGTACGTCGTGGACGTTTACTCCACCGTGCCGGTTCTCAACGATCAACGAGGTGATAAGATACCTGTTCTGGATTGCCAAGTCAAGGTAGGGTTCCAATTCTTTTGGAGTTGTGAAGGTGTTGCTTACCACTACGTTGTGACCACCAGCCATAGACGACCTGACACACCTCTGGCACCACTCATGTGAAGCTTTTACGTTCTCAGGCTTCCAATCGTAGACTCCATCACGAATATGGTACATGTCTGCTTCAAAATGGTGAGCCCCAAGGGCATCAGCCAAGTTTTCTGCGAAGGTGGACTTGCCGCTACCGGGCAAGCCACGGATAAGGTACAACATTTTGCTCATGATTGACGATCCTCAAAGTAATCTTCGATATAACGACGACGTTCTTGGTCGTCCATTGCTGCACCCCACGACTCAAGGGTGTGGTATCGTGTAATCTTGTGAACCACGCTGTAAAACTCTTCATCAACCGTTTTCAGGAATCCCTCTTTGTCTGTGAACATCTGAACCACCTTGAGGCTATTCATTCGCATCAGGAATTTCTTAGTGAGGTAGTGTGGGCTTTTCAGCTTCACCAGAGTTTCACTGGTGATGCCGTGACGAATCATGAAACCTTCGTGCTTCACATCCTTCAAAGTTTCCAGAACCTTACCGAACAAGCAAGACCACCACCCCGGTCGCATGGCTTTCAGATGATATGCAGTGTCGTCCAGATGGAACTCCATTGCAGAGGACAGATCGCTATGTGCACGTTGCCCGATGAGGTATGCACCCGGAATCTCGGCTGTGATGTGTGGGTCACCTTCATCACAAATCTCGAAGTGGAAAGTCTGGCCTTCTGGCTTCCCGATTGCAGCCCAGTCCAACTTATCGAGATGCTTACGTGCCATGTGTACAAAGTCACTCTCAAGGCTGCCAGTTGTAGATACCAACATTTCACCATCAATGAACGTCACGCAGGCCAAGAAGCCGTTAACCTTACGAACAACATCAACAAGATAGGCTGGGTCTACAGTCGTTCCGTTCTCGTGCAGGTTGAACACCTTGGTTGGAGGTGCCACAATCAGTTCGCCAGTTTCTGCATCGAAGACATGCCCGCGAGCCTCTACCAACAGAGGGTGTTGCAACCAGAGGTTGTTGTAGAACACCTTACGTGCATACTTGATGATTACTCGTCCGGTGGACTCGTCCTTCTTTGCCTTCACAAGCCCTTGGCTAATCAGGTCAGCGTACATGCTCAAATGCAGTTTCATGTCATTGCTCCAGAGTCAGTTTACCGATGAATGGTTTGAATTGGCTTGCATCATACTCGATTCGGTGGCCAGTATCAAGAGCTGTCCCAAAGAACGCAGCACCTCCGTCCACCACCTCGTCAACAATCACGACCATCGGAGGTTGTTCATTGTGGATCATAAGGACTCCCGGCCCAAGCTCTGGTGGGAGTTGCATCCCGGTTTCAATTACGAGCTTAGCCATTAAAAGTACTCCAGTATTTTTGCTGCTTCACGTACTTTAATCATCATCATTCTCCTGTGTGGCGGTCTTTGATCACAATTGGCTGTTTGTCCATATGTGCTTTAATTTCTTCGAAGGAAAATACTTGGAAGTCAGGGTGGTTGTCAAGACCAACGTCCAAACGTTTTCCAACTGCTGGCAAAGAGCCGTGGCAGTGGCCGTGCAGGTGCCAAGCACCGTGGTGCATACCGTTCCAAATCTCCATTGGATAGTGGAACATGCACACCTTCTGACGATTTTCGCCGATGCGGGCTTCCAGATACGGGCCAACATACTCTACCCAAGGAAACTCTTTAGCCCCAATCTCACGCCACATCTTATGGTCGCAGTGGTTTCCGCTGATGTAGTAGTGTACACCTTGAAGCTCGCGGATGATTTCAGTTACACGACCAATCTGTTTGTAGCTGGAGAAGCTGAAATCCCCAAGGTGGAACACGTGGTCAGTTGGACCTACTCGACCATTCCAACGCTTGATGATTTCCTCGGTCTGTGTTTCAGTTGTCCAAGGGCGCCCCGAGTATTCCACGATGTTCTTGTGGTGGAAGTGCAGGTCACTGGTGAAGAACACAGTGCTTTCGTCTTTGATTGTGATGCTCATTTCTGCTCCTGTCGTTGACGTTCGTTCAGATAACGGAGTTGATCAGCGTATTTGTCAATACGCTTAAAGGACCGGGCCTTTACACTGTGCTCCAAGTTTGTGAGAGTATCGCAAATCTTCACTTCCAGTGCAAGCGAATCATTTGCACAGCGCTTGAGATAGGTGCGCTTCTTCTCTCCCTCTTGTTTGGTGATAGCCACAGCAGCAATGCCGATCTCGATTGGAATGCCACTCTCTTGGAAGTGGAACAGATCGCACTCGGTGTCTTCCAAAATATCATGAAGCATGGCAAGTGTCATCAGCTTATCAAGCTGTTCGTCAGGAAGGTGAGAGTTACGAGCCATTACAATTCGAGCTACACACACAAGGTGGTAGATGTAAGGCTTACCACTATCTCCATACGTCTGCTCAGAGTGCCATTTAACTGCCATACGGCAAGCGGTCTCGTAAAGTGGGAGTTTCTGATACTTCATGCCAAGAGTGTTCATCTACTGCTCCTTTAATTCAGGCGTAAAAATGGCCCCGCGTGAGCAGGGCCTTTCAGTGTCAACCCAGCAGGGTCTGTACCCGTTGGTTTGCAGCTTTCACAAGATGAGCGTTTTCGCTATTCATGATGATGTTGCCACGTCGGTCAACAGACACTTTGCTCTTCTCAACCAGTCGAGATGCATCTGCCAGCAGGACAGTTTGAATGTTCCAGCCGATTTGCAGGTTGGTGCCAGTGTGCACACAAATCTCGGTTCCGTCAACCAGATTCCAGTCTTGCAGGGTGCTGTTGTGCAGCTTGGTGGCTGTTGCCAGACTTACGACAGCTGCTGCACTATTACCGTCGGCAATGTTAACAAAGCTCAGGTTTTTACGCAGAGGCTGGAAGCCCAGAACGTTCATGAAGTTGATGACAGATTGGATCTGTGCACGAACGGTGTCTTTCAGTACAAATTGGGTCATTCTATTTCTCCTTATTCAGTTGGTGTGAAGATGCCGTTCTTGACGACGCCCTCTCGAATCACTTTTCCACTCGGAAACTGCGGAAGCAGTGTTCCTTTGTATCGTGACTGGTATTGTACAGTCATCCACTTACCGATGTAAAGCTCTTTTTGCTTCGCTGCTTCTGTACGCCAGTTGTAGTCGCCCAGTACGCAGTTGAACTCTTCATCGTTTACGTTATTGAGCAATTGGAACACAGCGTACCCCTGCTTGTCAACACCTACTCCAATGATTTTGAACTCTTCATCGAAGAACAGCTTGTACTTCCACAAACCAGACGAACGCTTACCGCTTTCGTACAGGCCATCTTGTGTGCGGTACATCAAGCCTTCGTAGCCTTCGTTCACATACCGTTTCAGAAGATCATTGAGGTCTTCAATGCTATCAGCGTAGTCGTAAGGTACAACAACAATGTGGACGAAGTCAACAAAATTCTGCTCAGCATACTTGTTCAGACGGAACACACGATGGCTGAACGGCACCTCCATTTCCACGAGGTCAAACACGTGGAACTCAAGCATGTCACGAATCGTGGCGATGTGCAAGGCTTCTGCCGCATCTTCCCGCAGCTTGTTCGCATACGGTTTGCCAGTTTTCTCAAAGGCAGTGATAGCTTTCTCCAGCTTCGTGAAAGCCTTGCTGTATTTCTCTTGGGCGTCAGTACGCTTCACCGCAGAGGTGATTTCTTGCAGGCTTGGTCCATGCACGTAAAGCTCGCCATCCAGAATGTCACCCGGCTTCATAAACTTACGAAGCTCTGCCACAATATGTGGAACATCATACGGCTGTCCAGTGCGAGACTCAATGATGATATCAACACCACTCAGCTTTTTCACGCACTTGGCCAAGCAACGCACACCATCCAACTTACGGGAGGTGTATACGCCTTGCTCTACAGTTTCGTCCTTCCCATCTTTGGTGTGGTCTTTAGACAGCATCGCCAGCACTGGCAGATCGGTCAGTTCTTCTTTGGTGGCGCGGTAGTTCTTGTCCAGTTGCTTCTTGATGCGTGCACGAGCTTCGAACACAGCTTGTTCGTAGTGCCCACGACCTTGATTGCCAAGGTCAAACATGTCAGTCTTTTGGGTCTGTGCCCCACCTTCCTGACCGTGATAGATTGTCATTTCAGACTCATCACCGTGGTTCAGGACGAAAATCTCCCACACCTTGTACTTGCCACCTTTCTCAAGACCGTACAGCTTCTGACGAAATACCTCGCTCATTGAACCACCTCCACTTTCGACACAGCGTCGAATGCACGAATCACTTCAACGTCATCAGTGAACTCAGTGTAACCACGACCATCCCAACGATACCGAAGGTCTTTGGCTGCGATGATCACAGACTTGCCAGTCATACGCAACACTTTGCCAGTCCGCATCTGCGTCCCCTTGCCACCAAGGCAATACGCTACGGTATCGCCCACATTCAACTCTTTACCAGATACGTCTTTACTCACCATGCTACTCCTTTGTGAATTGGACACGAAACGGAAACGAAACGGCGCTCGGAGTGCCCCACCATTTCCATGTTGTCAAGCTCAGGGCAACGACAACCCTTGATGTGCAGGTTGTAATAGTGGAACTTCTTGTCTGTCGGGAAACCCCACAACATCTGGAGCGTGGACTCCAGATCTGTAACGTGCGCGGGCACGTTCTCGTAGTTATCTGGGTTCGTGAGTGCATCCGACAGGTGATCGTACACATTCTTCAACTCTTCCCGAGTTTCCTCAGAGAGCCCGAGCTTATCTGCCAACTCCACATTAAACTGGATCTTCATAGTGAATCACCTCCACTTCGTTATCCCTGAGATATCTCAGCCCATCAGGGCTTCGGTACGGATTGTCAACATACACGGTTACGACACCTGCGTCAACAACATCAATTGCACATTGCAAGCAGCACCAGTGTGTAACGAACATTGTGGCCCCTACAGCGCTCTCAGGGGAGCGTACAAGCGCCCTAAGAGCGTTTTCCTCTGCATGACGTACCTCAGGTCTTGTATTGCCATTTTCGTCTTCACAGGGGCCATCCAGAGCCTCTGGGAGGGCATTATAGCCACATGAGATGATGCGGTTCTGCTTCACGAGCACAGCCCCAACTTGAAGTCTTGTCGCTGTGCTGCAACGAGCAAAGGCATGGGCACACTCCATGTATGCCCTGATGTGCTTAGCCTTCATTCGGTGATTACGAACACTTTCGTGGCCGTTTCGCAATCTTCATCACAAGGTTCCATTATATACTCGGAAGGGTCTTCTACAAACCCAATACCTACGCTGTCACTGCCAGCTCGGACGTAGCCATTTACGTCCCCGTACACAACCTGTGCTTCACCATGTCCGTTGCCGATGGCCCGCTCGATGATTACAGCCAGTTCATTCAGTGTCATTCTTAAAATCCTCCGGTTTCTTTCCTTTAACGTAGAGCTGCATGATCTCCTTGTACTCAAGGTCTGTCAAGTCTCTGCCGATGTGTTCTTTCACCTTCTGGACGAAATCAATCCAGCCGCCCGGTGTGTTTGGGATTATCTTCATTGTGGCCCAAACCTCCCAATCCAAATTGTGTTGTTACAGTGATGACACTTCCAGCAGAAAGTGCCCCACAGCGTCATAGGCTTCTTGCACGAGATGCAAGATATCACCGTTTCTGACCCCGACGAGTTGCTGTGCCGAATGCTGGCTTGCTGTTCTCACCCAGTGGCTTACCCTTCTGAATCTTGGAAGCATTCACTGTGTAACGACCAACTCCGTACTCTTCATCAACAAACTCTTGAGCCTTGTCACGCTTCGATGTATGGATGTAGATGAACATACCCGAGGCATCCTTTACAAACCAAGTGGCAGCTGGTACATGGTCAAGTCGAGTAAACTCTTCGTAGTCTACGATGGTAATCTTCTGCCCGTCAACGTTATACACGCCACGTTGATCACCAATTTCTGCGATACGCTCACGACGCTGAGTGAACAAATCTTTCTTCACAGGCCAGCCTCCTTACGCAGATCAAACAGCAGGTCATCAACGTCTTCCAGATGATCCTCCAGAAGCTCGATGTACCGTTCATACTTCAATGACAACTCAGCCGCTGCATGTCGCGCATCTCGGTGGCCGAGCTTGTAAGGCATTTCGCCAAACTTACCCCTTGGGATCTTGACGTTCATTACGGTGATATTCATGATCTCGTTGTGAAGTGTCACAGCAGAAGCTCCTTCTGAATTTGTGCGAGAATGTTCTCATGTACACCAACTGCCGTCAACATCTTTTCAAGCTCTTTTGTGTAGGCTTCATAACGGATGGCAATAAGGCTCATGTCTTGCTGAGATTTATAATACCCAGCCTCATAACCACGGTTCCAATCGTGGCCATTTCCAAGCATGTAGGGGGCTTTCACTTTCTGCCCCATCATCAGGTTGTGTAGATCACCAAGCTTGTATGCTTGCATACTATCCTCCGGGCGTAAAAATGGCCCAGCGTGAGCAGGGCCTTGTTTGTATTTGTGAAGCTTACGCCTCTGGCGTTGCTGTGTCAAGCATTTCAGCTTCATAAAGTGCTTTTCGGTACTCAGCAAAGTATGTGAGACGTTCTGACAGCTCATCAGCTTCAAACCAGAAGTCCTTACCATCCAACACCTGCTGAATCTCAGACTCACTAAGGAACCCAGCATACACTGTCTGGATCATCCGAGTCAAGTAGCGATCCTTAAACTCAAACTGACCCTTGAGTTCGTGATGCTTACCGAATACACCAAACGTAGCACTGTGCACCATCATTGTACTCCATTCATCAATCTCCCACTCATCGCAGGACAGTGCAAGCAGAGAGCCAGCGGAGCAGCAGTTTGGTCCGATGAATGCCTTTGTCTTTGCCGGACTCTTAACCAGAGCTTTACGGAGCAGCAAAGCTGTGTGCACGCTGCCTCCATCAGTACAGAGGTGGAGATTGATTTCATCCTCTTGCTGAGCTTGTTCGATTGCCACAAGCTCTTTTGTGAAGTGTTCTGGCGTGTCAATATCTCGATTGATTCGAATGTCGTATGTGCTGGTGACTTTGGTTGTCACCATGATGTTCATATCCTCTTGTTCCATACACCCTCCTTCTAGACAAAAGAAAAGGGGCCTAAGCCCCTAGTCATTACTCAGCTTTAGTTTCTTCTCGCTTATCCTTCTCCGCTTGCTCCTCTGGCGTCAGCGGGATAAGTGGAGCGATCACCTCAATAAGCGCCGATTGTACAAGGGCATTAACTTCACGGGAAGCCTCAGCTACAGCTGCAAATTCCTCACCTCGCATGAACTTGTCTACACGCTTCAATGTTGTGAACTCTACACGCTCAAGGAAGCCTCTTGCAATAGCAAGAGTCAGATCTTTCAGATCTACCTGAGCTACTACAGCTTCCAGCATCTCATCGTTTACACCCTCCAATCCACGAAACTCAAGGATTGGGCCGAGGATTTGCTTAACGCTGTCCTTGGAAAACTCTGCGAAAAACTCTTGTTGTGCTTTTGTAACTTTTACATCAGACATATTTACTCTCCTTTCTTAGCTCGTGCTTTACGTACTGGCTTGACTTCCTCAGTTGGAATCTCCTCAGTCTTGGGGGTTGGGTTGAGGTCAATCTTTACAGCTTGTCGCTTTGTGAATACAAAGCTTTTGAAGTCTCCAAAAAGAACTTTGTTTGGGTCCATCTCAAACCCTTGCTGTACAACGTTTTGCAGATCCAGCAGGAACGTCAGAATGTTCCAGCCTTCCACTACGACAGTGTGGACGCTGTCGTCAAGCTTATTCTTAAGCTCTGGTTCATCGATTTCAAACAGAGTAATGTAGCTTGGCCACCCCATCACAGGATAACCTGCAATGTCTTGTGTGACGTAGAACCCGTTCTGAATGTGCTTCTGGATCTCTTGGAAGAAGACAATAGGGTTGCCCTCTGCCACCTGAATAGTGTTTACTTGGGAAGTCATGTGAATCTCCTGTGGTTGATTTACGCATTGTACACCACTGTGGTAATTCTTGTCAATAGCCTTGACACTGGACAGGTTCGGGGTTACTATTGGAAAGTCAGTGGAGAGATATGTCAGCCGAAAGGCACACTCACCGGCCACTGAGATTATGGGTACGAAGAGTTTCTACACGCCCAAGCTGAGTTCGAATCCTGTTATAGCGTAGAGGGACCACAGAGTTGTGGGAATGACAGGAGCCTGACGCGAAAGCGTCTCCAGCCCATGCTGGCCGATTGTGTTCTCGATCCGCAGAATACAGGGAAGGTAGACCCAAGGTTTTGTCTTAGGCTCATTTTGAGTATGGCAATCCCTTAGGGTTGTTCTACCTTCCGAATGTGAAACTCATCCGCAGGAGTGTAGAGATCTACTACAACATCCATAAAACCCTCCTAAAACAATAACTGTAAAATAAGAATAGGTTATTGTGTCTTATAAACCCACCTACCGCATAAGGATTTGAAATGTCCAGATGTATCTGCTGCAATAATCCACTAACTCAATACCATAGACCAAGAAGAAATATACACACAGGGCTAGAAGAAGACTTGTGTGCCACTTGCATCTACCTCGCATACAACTCGCACACAGAGCGGGAGTATGTTGGTGGAACCAACCCAGTGGAGGGCGTGACAGCCATGAAAGCTTCTGAGTGACTGGTGTATAATAGTTATCACAAAGTGATTGACAGCATGCGGTTTCAGGTGTACAATAGGCTTATCAAGACAAGAAACCGTCTTAACAAGTTTTGTCTGGTTGGGTTTTTACTCCTTTTTAACCTGACCAGACACCCAAATATAGGAGCGTAGCAATGACTACTCCAAACAAGGGTGGAAGACCTACCCTAGCTGAGCAAGCTGCTAAAGGCGTTAAGAAGTCTGATCTTGCCAAGGGCCTGATCCTTCTACGCAAGGCTTTCGGTCCCGCTGTTGAGCGTATGATCGAACTGCAACAAACAACAACGGACATGACACCTGAGAAAGAATTCAAGATGGCCATGGACCTAACAAAACTATATATGGAAATGCTCAAGGCTGATAAGGCTTTGATTCTAGCTGAACAGAGGGCAGAAGGTGGTGATGGGGAGCTTCCAGATTCGGATTCAACTCCAGCTCCAGTTTTTGCACTGTTCGGCGGTAAGAAATAAAGCTCGGTTCGTCTAATGGGAAGGCCGCTGTCTTACAAGCAGCAGACGGTAGTTCGATTCTACCACTGAGTACCAAACATGGAGACTAAATGAAACAATGCACTGGATGTTCCGAGCACAAAGACGAATCTGAGTTTTACTCTCAGGGACGTAAGGATTCGGGTAGACTCAAGGCTGAATGCAAAGTCTGTTTTAACAGACGCATGATGGACCGCTACGAGGAAAGAGCAAAGTTCATTACAAGTCTTAAAGGTGGCTCTTGTCGTCTCTGCGGATATGACAAATGCCAAGCAGCCCTTGAATTCCACCACATGGACCCTTCTCAGAAGGACTTCCAGATCAACAAAAGGTGGAGCATGACTGACGAGGCTATCCTCAAGGAGCTTGAGAAATGCGTATTGCTTTGCTCAAACTGCCACAGGGAGGTCCACTATAATCAGTCGAGGGGCCAGATTTACAATTGGGCGTAGACCGATCGGCATTAGGTACTGGTCTTTTAAACCAGTTTTGCAGGGTTCGATTCCCTGACGCCCGACCAACATAGAGAGTGATGTAATCTGGTGATTACAGTCGCCTGCTAAGCGCTCTGACTGGAAACGGTTCTAGTTCGATTCTAGCTCTCTCTGCCAATAGTAGAAGATCAGCCAAGGTCTTCCCGGACCACTCGGTATGTGGAGGTTGGGCCTCAACCACAGGGGTAAGGCATCGTAACTGGCTGGAATAGTTCGCACTCTGAGAACGGAGTGGGGCAGTGGCAAGGTCCACCG